CTCGTCAAGGAGATCGCGTACGATGCGTGCCACGAGCTGCACGAGGCCGTCGACCACCTGAAGAACGCGAAGCTGCACCGGGCCACCGAGGTGCCCGAGCTCGACCGCGCCGCCTTCCTGGAGGAGCTGGTGGACGCCTTCAAGTTCATCGTCGAGGTCGCGGTCCTGGCGGGCGTCTCCCTGGACGAGTTCTTCGCGGCCTACGAGAAGAAGACAGAACGCAACACGCGCAGGATCGCAGAGGAGGGCTACTGATGTTCATCACGGCTGACCAGCTGCTGGCCCACTTGGTGGGCGACTACCTCATCCAGAGCGACTGGATGGCGACAGAAAAGACGAAGCGGTCGCTCGCCGCGGCCTTGCACGCACTGTCGTACGCGGTGCCCTTCCTCTTCATCACGACAGCTCCTTGGGCGGTGGCCTTCATCGTCATCACACACTTCATCATCGACAGGTGGCGACTGGCGCGGTTCGTGTGCTGGGGCAAGAACGCGGTGGGCGGCGCCTACGCTCCTTGGTCGGAGTGCTCCATGACGGGTTACCACAAGGATCGTCCGCCCTGGCTCGCGGTCTGGCTCCTCATCATCGCCGACAACACGTTGCACATCTTGTGCAACGGCATCGCGTTAAGGTGGCTGCAGTGAGCACCAAACAGCTCAGGGTCTCCTTCGACATCGGCGGCGTCCTGTCCAAGAACCCGGCGCTCTTCCGGGAACTCATGCGCGCGCTGGACGACGGCGGCGCCGAGGTGTACGTGCTCACGGACATGTCCGACCGCGAGCGCGCGGGCAGGCTCCTGGCCGCGAACGGCTTTCACGTGGAGCCCGAGCGGATCCTGTGCGCCGACTGGAACGCGCACGGCGACATGTGCAAGGCCGTCCTGGTGCAGGAGCACGGCATCCAGCTCCACATCGATGACTTCCCGGGCTACAGTGCCGGGATCGGCACGGTCGACGGCTGCGTCAGCCTGTTCACGTGGCCCGACCCGCACGCGCCCTACTATCACGAGGACTTCGTGCCCGACGATGCCACCTCCGTGCCCGACGGTCTTCGGCGGCGCAAGCCCAGGCCCAGGGCAGGCGGGACCCAGGGCGGCTGATCCGCCTTGCGATGTAGACCTGCCCAGGTCGGGTGTAGCATCAAGGCATGGGCTTCGACGTCGACGCACGCACGATCTACCTGGCACGTCACGGCAGCCATGCCTACGGTCTGGCGACCCCGACGAGCGACCTGGACCTGAAGGGCGTCTGCATCGAGTCCAGGGAGTACCACCTGGGCTTTTTGCACAAATTCGAGCAGGATGAGCGCAAGGAGCCCGAGGATCGGGTCGTGTATTCGCTGCGGAAATTCGTGCGGCTCCTGAGCGAGTGCAACCCGAACGTGATCGAGGTCATGTTCGTGCAGGACTCGGACGTGCTGGTCTGCGACCCGTTTGGCGCCCTCCTGCGGGAGGCACGGGACCTGTTCATCACGCGCATGGCCCGGTTCACGTTCGCGGGCTACGCGAAGAGCCAGCTTGGTCGCATTGAACGTCACAGGCGATGGCTGCTCAAGGGCGCGCCCGTTCGCCCCACCCGGACGGAGATGGGCCTGCCGGAGCGTACCGTGATCCCTGCCAACCAGCTCGCGGCGGCCCAGGCCGCGATCGAGAAGAAGCTGGCGCAGTGGAACCTCAGGGACATGACGGGCCTGAGTCCGGCCATGAGGATCGTGCTCACGTCCTTCATGACCGAGACCCTGGCCGAGATGACGACCGCGTCCGACTCGGCATGGCGCGCCGCGGGCCGGACCATCGGCTACGACGAGAACTTCCTTGGGCTGCTGGAGCTGGAGCGTCGGTACAAGTCCCGGATGGACGAGTGCGACGCTCACAGGGACTGGGAGCGGAAGCGCAACCCGACCCGGGCCGAGCTCGAGCGTCGCTTTGGCTACGACACGAAGCACGGCTCCCACCTGCTCAGGCTCATGCGCATGTGCCGTGAGATCCTGCAGGGCAAGGGCGTGATCGTGCGTCGGCCCGATGCGGAGGAGCTGTTGGCGATCAAGCTCCACGGCAGCATGCCCTATGATGTCTTGGTCGCCGAGGCCAAGGCGCTGGACGCGGAGTGCGGGGCGCTGTACGAGGCCTCGACCCTGCCTGACGAGCCTGACATGGAGCGCCTGGACGCCCTCGTGGTCGACCTGACCGGGCGCTACCTGGCCCTGCACGGCTGACATACCTAACGACATGGCGATCAGGATCACCCGGGAGCAGCTCAGGCGCATCATCCGTGAGGCCGCCTTCGACGACGAGGGCACGCCCACGGGCACCGGGATGGGCAACGTGGCTCGGACCAGCGAGACGCGCCTGGTGAACACAGTCTCCGACGCCCTAGGCGAGGATGAGAAGTTCATCTCGGCGCTCGAGCGGATGACAGAGGCCGCGTACATGGCCATCGTCCGATCGGACCTCATTGACGGTTCGGTCGTGGAGGAGCTCACGGCTCAGGACTTCACCGACACGTTCGGGGCTGACGTGGAACAGGCCGCGACCCAGTCGATCGTCTCCATGATCAAGTCGATTCGGAGCACACGGAACAGGTGAGCGGGCATGTCGGCGCACGCAGCGGCGTGGTATGATGCCCTCATGCCTCCCTACATCGCCGACCCTGGGTCGTATCAGAAGGTGCAGGCCTTCTCGGACGCGGTCGCCTTATGCCGCGAGTTCCTGAGCCTCAACGGCATCGCCCATCCCCAGTTCGTGCCGGGTCCCCCGCCCATCAAGGGCAAGTGGAAGGACCGGGGTCTGTACGTCCCGAGCGATGGGACCTCGCCCTCGCGCGTCTTCGTGGACCTCAAGAAATCGGTGACGCCAGTGCGGACGCCGGGCTTCAGCTGGTCCTTTCCGGGCTTCAAGGCCGACCTCACGGCTGTGGGCGTCACGGCCCACGAGACCGGACACCACGTCCATGAGGCCCTGGGCTATCGGGACCTGTGGCTCGCTGCACAGCGTGTGTTCAAGCACGAGCCCTGCGTCAGCGGCTACGAGCCTCACCTGGGCGAGTCCATCGCGGAGGCGCTGCGGCTCTTCATCTTGAACCCTTCATTGCTCCGTGAGGGCCGTCCGTTTCGCTGGGTCTTCATGGCTGACATCGCCGGGCTCAGACCGCTCCACGACGCGCCCTGGCGCGAGGTGCTGGCGCATGCGCACCCGAGGATGCATGCTGCGGCTGAATCATGGATCAGGCACGGGCATTGACCCTGTGCCCGGGCTGCGTGCTGTTTCGACGGCCTGGGGCGAGCCAGCTGGGCTGCCAGCTCGGGAACCCGTGCTACCTTTGGGCGGCCCGCAGGGATGGACCTGATGGTCCCAGCCTGACACAGGGAATCACTGAAAACTGTGTCATTGGTCACCCCATCCTCGTTTTAGGCGTTGTGCCCATCGCCCCCTCCAGCGCGGGCGACGCGATGTGGTGCGTGTTGCTGCTCGGCCGCGTCGTGTGGATGATGGCACCCGAGCCCATAGTCCTGCGCCTGTATGAGGTTCATCGGACCCGAGGGCTGACACAACCCTCGCCCGTGGCCGTATGGTCGAGCCATGAGGACAGTCATCTGTACCCGTGGGATCCCGGGCAGCGGTAAGTCGACCTGGGCCAAGGCGCAACTCGCCGAAGAACCAGGTCGTTGGTGCAGGATCAACAAGGACGACCTGCGGCTGATGCTGTACGGTGCCAGCACGTACCGTGATCCTGCGACCCAGAAGGATCGCGAGGCCTTCGTGCATGAGATGCAGGAGCACGCGCTGCGCACGGCGCTGCGCAAGGGCAAGGACGTCATCCTTGACAACACGCACCTGCCCGGCGACAGCATGAAGCGCGCGCACCAGGTCGCGGAGGAGCTTGGGGACGTCACCGTGACCGAGCGGGTCTTCGTGGTCCCGCTCGACGAGTGCCTGCGGAGGGTCGCAGCCCGGGCCGCCGCGGATCCGCTGAGCCATGTGCCTGAGGACCGGATTCAGGAGATGCACGCGAAGTTCGGCAAGAACCTCGAGAAGGCGGCGCTCGCGCCTCGGACGACCATGTATCCGCGCAGGCCCGAGGGCCAGACCGCTGTGCAGGACCCGTCCCTGCCCGAGGCCATCATCGTCGACCTGGACGGCACCAGCGCGCTCATGAACGGGCGCAACCCGTACGACGCGGCCAGGTGCGACCAGGACCTGCCCAACTGGCCCGTGATCGAGACCGTGAAGGCGGTGCACATCCAGCGTGGCGCCAAGGTGCTGTTCGTGTCTGGGCGCGACGCCAAGTTCCGGGAGCCCACGGAGCGGTTCCTGCGGCGCTACTATCGGTTGCCCAGGGTCGAGACCACGGTGTCCGGTGACGTGTTCGACGACGAGGTGGCGGAGCACACCACGGCAGCCATGCCCTATCGGCTCTTCATGCGGCCTGAGGGCGACACTCGAAAGGACTCGCTCATCAAGAAAGAGATCTACGAGCGCGAGATCATGGGCAAGTACAGGGTCCTGAGCGTGTACGATGACAGGGACTGTGTGGTGCGGCTGTGGCGAGAAGAGCTGGGGCTCACGGTGTTCCAAGTCAATTACGGAGCGTTCTAGCTCGTCTGTACCGGTTTTTCTGTGCAATCTGCACGTTGTTTACGGCGTCAGCAGGACGCTGTGGGCAGGTCGTTTTGGTGTGACCTGTTTCAGTGCAGATGGAACATCGATGGGGTCGTTTCATCTTCGCTCTGCTCTCATCAGTGTGTGATCGACCAAGCATCGGTTTGATCCGACGATTCCGATTAGCCAACAGCTGTCGACGACGTTCGCGTTCTTCGTCGCTGAGTTTCACCGGCGCAGATTTACCCTTGTTCCAAGGCATTCGTCCTGCTGCGTACGCTGCTTTCTTGGCGTCGCTGATCTTTTGGCGAGTTCCTTCGTCGCAGGAACAGCCCTCACCACCCTTGGTGTAGTTGCAGCCCAGTCCATTGTAGAGCGGGTCGTCGACGAACGTGTGAAGCTCGGCGATGAGCTCGGTCTCGCGCAGCGCGGCTGCTTCCCTGGTCTCGTGCGACTCGACGATCGTGCGCACGAGGCCGTGTTTTCGTGCCACGCTGCTGTGGTGCTTGTTGCGTCGCTTGAGGCGCACGCGCGATTCATCACCCATCCCAACGTAGAATGGCACGCCTTCGTTGGTGCGATCGATGTAGATGTGAAGCATGGATCGATTGTAGACGTCTGATGGTATTGCGTACGCTCTGATCATGAGTTTGTTGATTTGCAGTGGTCAAGCGACGAAGGCGAGCTGCATGGGCCCCCCCACCCAGTCGTGCGACGTCCCTGGCGCCGCGTGCATGACGGGCAAGGAGGGCTTTGGGACCAAGCCGCACGCGGGGTCCGGCGTGCCCACGGTGGGGGTCTGGATCTACGTGCCCACCATGATGTCGATCTCCCACGGCTGGGATGACGTGGCAGGCGGGCTGGCTCAGGTCACCAAAGTGGAGTCAATGGCCTACAACGGGGGCGACCACTGGATCAGCGTGGCCCAGCACGACCGGCGCATGTCCTGGAAGGTGGGCCTGCGGGACGAGCAGGAGAAGCTCAGGAAGCGTCACGGCACGGAGCTGGCCCGGCGCGCCCCGGACTACCACGACCCTGGGGCCGACGACGGGTGGCAATCGTTGCCGCGTCGTGGGAGCTGGCCCTGACCTATGTTCTACGTCGGACCCGTGCGGAGCGGGCACGTTGCCCACTCCCGTGCGACCGAACCTCCCGGAGACCATACAGAGAATGAGCGTCGCGTTGAGGGTCAGACCCTCGGCCACCCACGTCACGTGGGACGATTTCTGCGGCAGCACCCCTCCCTTCAGCATCGCGCTCGACGGCTATGTGGCGGCAGGCCCCCGTTACGACCATGTCGCCCCTCGCGCGAATTTCAACCACCACGAGGAGGTCGATAGGCTCGCCACCCGCTCCACCTGCGCTCAGGTGATGATGGCGATCAGGCAGGGCCTGTTCAGGCGCTTCAGGAATGGCACGGCACCGTGCCTCGAGGCCTACGTGAACGACTGCGACGAGGACGTGTGCACGTCCTGGTACCTGCTCGAACAGCACTGCATGGTGGAGCACACCATGAACCCGCTCCTGAACAGGCTCGTGTCGATGGAGGACGCGCTCGACACGACCGCAGGAGCGTACCCGTTTCCGATCGATCTGCCCGTGCTCCGCGAGCTCGCCTGGATCTACGATCCGTACAGGCGGTTCAGGCACAGGGGCGGCCTAGCGGGTCGGGATCCGCGCGAGTTCGAGGAGGTCATCAGGCAGGTGGCCGACAGGATCGGTCTGCACGTCGCGGGTCGCGGTCGGACGGTCGATCTCGAGGTCGACTTCGACGTGATCGGGGGCGGACCGGGCTGGACCATGGTGCGCGAGCGGGGTTTCCATGCCCGGCTGGGCATGTTCGCCCGGGGCATCCAGACCTTCGCCTCCGTGAGACAGCGGGCTGACGGTCGCTGGGACCATGTCGTGGGGCGTCCCTCTCCCTACACGGGCCCAGACCTCCGGGCGCTGGCGCGCAGGCTCAACAGGATCGACTCACGACCCGGAGACGAGTGGGGCGGGGGCGATGCCTTCTGCTGCAGCCCCCGCGGCTCGGGCTCCGGGCTGTCGCCGCAGGAGCTGCAGCAGAACATGAACGAACAGCTTGAGGACGAGGCCAGAGCGCTGCGCGGTGTATGACAGACCCGTGCCGGGGTATCCTCGGTCAGAGGTGATGTCATGCCTGTGCGGGTCGTGGGCGATGGTCCCGTCGAGACGCTGAGGATCCCATGCTGCTGCATGCGCATGCTCGAGTTCACGTTCGAGGACGTGACGCTGCACAGGACCGACTCCGACCATGACGCGGTCGAAAAAAAGGGCCTGTACGTCGCGTGTCCCCGTCGAGGCTGCGGGGAGCGCACGTGGATCGGTGCCGACCGTGGGTCTGTCAGGTACGCGCGGGTCTCAGCGGGTGGCCCGTGAGGATCATCAGCACGGCACCCGTCGCGCGGTACGTCAAGGCGTGCAATGGCTGTTGCTACCTGCTCGAGTTCACGCTTCAGAACCTGAGGTACCGTGACGCGCTCGGGGCAGCCCCGGCGGGTTTCTATCTCGCGTGCCCCATCGACATGTGTTGGCACGAGAGCTGGGTGGGAGCCGACGAGCCCGATGTGGTGGCACGCTGCAGGATCTACGTGGCCCAAAAGGGGACCCTGAAGGAGCTGAAGAGATGAAGAGGTTCGCATGGTGCACAGACATCCACCTTGACAACGTCGACAGCGTTGGGATCAGGGCGCTGTGCGCGAGGATCGCAGGCACGCGGGCCCAGGGCCTGCTGCTGACGGGCGACATCTCGACGGGCCCAGGCGTCGTCGATCACCTCCGCGAGCTCCAGGCCGGGCTGGGCCTGCCCATCTACTTCGTCGCTGGCAACCACGACTACTACGGCACCTCCGTGCAAAACGGCAGGCAGGCCCTGCGTGGGCTGGATCCGGGAGCAGGCCTGTGCTATCTGTCGGACTCACCGCACGTGGGCCTGACCGAGGCGACCGCGCTGGTGGGCCATGACGGTTGGTACGACTGTCGCAATGGTGACATGGACAGGACCGACTTCGTCATGACCGACTGGCGCGAGATCGCGGAGTTCGCTGCAGGCTGGGTCTCTCCGCCCGGCATCTACGGAGGCGAAGTCGACCCGGGTAGGTTCACGGACCACATCATCAGGACAGCCCGCGGCCTGGCCCAGGAGGGTGCCGCGTCGGTCCTGGCCGGGATCGAGTCGGCCTGCACGGCCGGGTACAAGAACGTGCTGGTGCTGACCCATTTTCCACCCTTCGTCGAGGCGGTCAGGGGCCGCAGCGCGAAGCCCGGTCACCTTCCGTGGTATTCGAGCAGGACGATGGGCGAGATCCTGGTCCGTGCCGCGGCGGACCATCCGCGCAACCAGTTCACGGTGCTGTGCGGTCACACGCACGCGCGGTGGAGCGGACGCCTGAGGTCGAACCTCACATGCCATGTCGGCGGGGCTGCGTACGGTAGCCCCGCCGTCCAGGTCCCGGTCGACGTGGAGTGATGCGCCATGAGACGAGTGCTGCTGTTGAACGGTTCCCGGGAGCCCCTGGACTTCATCTCGCTCGAGCACGCGATGTTCCTCCTGGTCAAGGGCAGGATCGAGGTGCTCGACACGTGGTCCGACGCCGTCTTTAGTTCCGCGTCACAGACATGGCAGGCACCCGCGCTCGCCGCGCTCAGGCGTTACGTCAGGCGCCCGCGGCGGCCTCCTCGGTTCAGGCGCCGGGCGCTATTCAACCGCGATGGATGGACGTGCCAGTACTGCGGCGATCCTGTCCTGCCAAAGACGGCCGAGGTCGAACACATCATGCCAGAATCGCGCGGGGGACGGCGGACGTGGACCAACTGCGTCACCGCGTGTCGCAGCTGCAACAAGAAGAAGCGAAACAGGACGCCGGAGGAGGCAGACATGCGGCTCCTGACTGTCCCTAGGGAGCCGCATCCGCTGCATCTTCTCGACCAGGAGAGCCGGTCCTACTGGCATCCGTCGTGGGATGGCTACCTGCCCGGGCTCGCGGGTCGCTGAGCTCGCTGGGGGGGACGACCTTCGCGGGCGGGACCTACTTACCCCGCGGAGAGGAAGCTGATGCAGCTGCGACTGTCACACCTTCGAAGCGAGGCCACCCATGCCGTGGAGCGCACGCGCGCCGTCGCAGACCTGGGTTCTGAGCTCAGGAGGGTCCTGGGTCCGACCGTGCCCGTGCGCGGCACGCTGGCTCACATGGTCGAGGCTGTGCATGCCCGCCTGGACGAGCTGGGCCCCCACGCGGGCCAGGGGGCGCGGGCCAGCGTCCTCCTGAAGTTCGTCGACGACCCATCGCGTGACGTGCGGCGGCTCGCGGCCCGGCTGCTGCCGCCGCGGCTCGCGGAGAGACTGGGCAGGGACCCGGATCCAGGCGTGCGCCGGGCAGCACGCCTACGGTCCTTGTGCGAGGGGGACGACGAGCCTGGGACCCGCCTGACAGGCGACGCCGTGAAGCAGCACGAGGGACCCGAGCTCAGCGACGGCTACTATCGCTCGCTCGCGGAGCGACTGATGCAGGACTTCGGCAGGCGCATGGAATTTGGGTGGGAACCCGTCGCCGTTCGCCGGCTCGCGGGTTCTACTCGGGCCCTGTCAGGCATCGTCATCGACGAAGAGCGGTTGCTCGAGGCCCTGGACGACCTCCGGACAGAGCGTGAGGAGGAGACGCTGGAGCGTCCTGACCGCTACCTGCGCGAGGCGGCGGGCTTCTTGCGTCGGCGTGCCGTGGCGGAGACTCCTGTCATGCCCTTGATCGAGGAGCATGACAGCGACCCGGTCGCCCGGCTCGACGAGCGTGCGTCCGGCTTCAAGGCCGACGTCGAGCGCGTCTTCAGGATCCGTTCGGCACCTCCCTCGAGCACTGTCCAGCGGGGACGCCTCCGTGAGGGCGTCGACTCCGGCCTCAGGGTGCCTGTCGTGGGCCGCCTGCCGCACGGCGGCGCGCCCCGGGCACTGGACGAGCGTGCCCTGGACTCGTACGTCCGCGCCTGGAACGGCCGGGCCGCCGCGACGGGTGAGCCCACCCGCATCTCGTGGTCGCCCGGCACCGCAGACAGGATCGTGTTCTCCGCCGAGGTGAAGTGATGAGAAGGGCGCCTTCTGGGCGCAGGCGCCTGGTGGAGACCGCGGAAGTGCGGTTGCTGGTCAGGCGGTTGGGCACCGACGTCGACTTCCAGAACGAGCTCGCGCTCTGGAGCCAGGTCTCCGTGCCCGAGCTCTCTGTCGTCCTGGTGCACCTGGAGTTCACGGCCCGCGTGCACAAGAACCATCACTGGCAGGCGAAGGCTGACCCGTTCTACGGCGACCACCTGCTGTTCGATCGCCTTGCGATCGACGTGGCCAAGTTTGTGGATCGAGTCGCCGAGAAGGCGATCGGCATGGGCGGGCCCGAGAACCTGGGCAGGGCGAGCGCGATCCTGCAGAAGCGCAGTCCCGTGGTTGGGACTTCTGCCGCGCTGTCTGCCGATCGGGACCGGGACCGGGCACGTAAGTACGCCGAGAGGCGACAGCGGCGTGAGAAGAGGCGTGATGACGGCCAGGACCACGGAGACGAGGATTGAGGCGCTGCTGCGGGCACTGGTCCGCGAGGTGGTGCACCCGGCGATCGAGAAAGAAAGGGCGCAGCAGCCTGCCATGACCGGAAACCAGGGCAGCGGTGCCCAAGGAGCCGGTGGGCAGGCACACCCTGTCGCGGCGACCAAGGTGTCGACTCCCAAGACCTCGTCCACGAAGCCGCAGGGCTACAGGGTGACAGACGGCTCGGGCACCCGGAAGGGCCGCGCGGTCGGGCACGAGGGCGAGCTCACGCACGTGCTCTGGGACGACGGCACGGAGTCGGACGAACCCGGCGCGGGCCTGCGTGATGTCAAAGAACAGCGGCGGCGTCCCGTGGACCGCGCCTGGGTGTAGGCGTGATCCCCCCTGGGGGTATTGTGTCCACACGATGCATGGAACGAGCAAGGGCGCGCGGCTGCTCAGAGCATTCACGCAGGTAATCGGCGACGTGGACCCGCAGGGCATGGCCTCCACCAGGCCTGACGAGTACGAACCTGAGGCTCTGAGCGCGCTGGCAAGGTTCAACGAGCTCCACGTGGGCTGCCTCCTGGACGAGGCGCCCGACGTCGCACGCGCGATCGTCGCGCAGACGCTCGAGCATTGGTTTGCCAAGGACGGGCCGTGGCGTGCCCGGGTCGACGAGGTGGCGGCGCGCCTGCTCACGGCGTACCTGGCAGAGCCCGCGGATGGCGACGAAGAGCACAGTTAGGCCCGGCGCTGTCGTGTGGTGGTTCGTGGGAATGAGCGCCGAAAGCTGGACCGGGTCGGGAGATCCGGGGGAGACAGAGCTCTATGAGTGGGGGCTCGTGCTGTGGTACGATCCAAGTCCGGCTGTCGGCAGAGCACAGGGCACCGCGGCGGTGCTGCGTCGTTCAGGCAAGGTTGAGGTGGTGCCCAGGACGTGGCTGCCATGATGAGTTCGTGCAGGAAATTACCCACGCCTGGATCGGTCTGGATCGTGCACCTGTGGTGCAACGACGGTCGATCCCCCTTCCTCCTGCCCATGCCGTGCCTGGTCCTGACTGTGAGCGCGCAGGACGACAGATCTGATCCTGATGGCAACGACGTCCGACGCTGCAGGCTTCTGACGCCCAGCGGGTCGGTCGACGGCGTGCTGTCATCCATGTTCGACTTCTCACGCGGGAGGTTGGCATGACCACGCCGCGACCGGGCGAAGTGTGGGAAGTGATGTGGGTGCCCCCACGTCCCTCACGATGCGAGTTGGCAGGCGGCGATGCATGGTCGCCGCCGTCTGCTACCAGACCTCCACAGGTTGGCTGTGCATGCTGCTGCTGCCTGACCTCTGCACACTCGTGCACGAGGTCGTGGACGAAAACGACAGGAGATTGGCATGATCGTTCCGGGCGACGTCAGGCGGATCGTGTGCCCTACCGAGCCGTGCTTTGATGGGGTCCCGTGCCTCGTGTTGGCTCGATCCCCCACCGCGTCGACGGCGTGGTGGGTGCTGTTGGCGGCCGCGGTCTGGCCTGCCCTGGGGACCACGCTGCAGCTCCACGCATGTTACCTCCTGCGCGAGGACGAGCGCTTAGCCAAAGAGGTGTGACGTGCCGATCTCACCGGGTGACGTGCGACGCTTGCTCGAGTCCGAGAGCTGCCAGCGCCAGTGCCTCGTGCTGGCAGAGCGCCAGGGCATCCTGGGTGACCGGGCCTGGCTCGTGCTGATGGTAGGCAGCACTGTCATACAGCATCTCTACTGGGGCTACCTGTCGGACGATGAGAACGAGGCCAAGCACGGCATGCCTGAACCTCCTGCTGCACCAGAGCTAGTATGAACCCTGTGATCGAAGAAGTGCTTCCGCCCAGGCAGTTCGTGGGGACCCACGGCCATTCGCACTTCAGCGTGGGCGATGGTTTAGGCCTACCGCAAGAACACATCGACTTCGTGCTCGAGAACGGCATGGACGCGTGGTCGTTGACTGACCACGGAAACATGAACGGTTACTGTCACGGTCACTCGTACGCCAAAGAGCTCAACAAGAAGGGCAGGAAGTTCAAGTTCATCGGTGGCGTCGAGGCCTACTACCACCCCGACCTCGCGGAGTGGCGGCGGCACCACGAGCAGGCCAAGGCGGACCGAGCTGCCGCGAAGAAGAAGGCGGCCAAGGCGGACGAGGGCGAGGACCTGAACGTCACGCTCGAGAACGAGGACGAGTCCAAGGACGCCAGCAAGTGGTTCGACCCGGTCAAGCGCCGGCACCACCTGGTCCTGCTCCCCACCTCCCGTCGGGGGCTCGAGAACATCTTCAGGATGGTGAGTAGGTCCTTCAAGGAGGGGTTCTACAGGTTTCCCAGGATCGACCGGGCCATGCTGAAGCAGCACGGCGAGGACGTGCTGGTGACGTCTGCCTGCATCGGCGGCCCGCTCGCGTACGACGTGATGCACGAGCTCAGGGACGTGCAGGGCCCGGACCTGACCGCGGCCGTGCTCAAGGACGAGGCCCGGATGGGCCCCGCCCTGGCCCGGGCCATGAACACGTACGACCAGCTCGCGGACGCGGTGGGCCCGGGACGCGTCTTCGCCGAGCTCCAGTTCAACGCGCTGCCGCAGCAGCACCTGGTCAACAGGGTCCTGCTCGAGATGCACAAGCGGCACGGGGTGCGGCTGTCGGCGGCTGCCGACTCCCACTACTGTCGTCCTGAGTTCTGGGCCGAGCGTGAGATCTACAAGATGCTGGGCCGGCTCAACTACGACCAGATCGACCCGTCCGTGCTGCCCAGGTCGCCCGAGCAGCTCAAGTGCGAGCTGTACCCGAAGAACGCGGGCCAGATGTGGGACGCGTACCGGAAGCACTGCGCGGGCTGGGGCTTCTACGACGACGCTCTCGTGCGCGCGGCGATCGAGGGCACCTGGAACATCGCCCACGACATGGTGGGCGACGTGGAGCCCGACGTGGGCATCAAGCTGCCCGAGAGCCTGGTGCAGCCGGGCCGCACGCCCATGCAGATGCTGGTGGAGATGTGCAAGGACGGCATGGTGCGCATGGGCCTCCACATGAGGCCCGCCTACGTGCAGCGCCTCAAGTACGAGCTCTCGGTGCTGCGGCAGATCCACAAGGAAAAGGGCAAGGACTTCTCGCTCTACTTCGTGACCCAGCGCATCATCACGGAGATCGCCGAAAGGACGCAGCTCATCGGCTGCGGACGTGGGTCAGCGGCCGGATCGCTCATCAACTACGTGCTGGGCATCACGTCTGTGGATCCGATCAGGTTCGGTCCACCAGGCGGGCTCTACTTCGAGCGCTTCCTGAACCCGGCTCGGGCCGAGATGCCTGACATCGACAGCGACTTCGAGGACTGCGACCGGCTGGTCGCCGACCTGCGCGAGCGCTTCGGGCGTGATTCGGTGCTGCCCATCACCAATTTCAACACCTTCAAGCTCAAGTCCCTGCTCAAGGACATGGGTCGGCTGTACGGCATCCCGTTCGACGAGGTGAACGCGCTGACCAGCGTGGTCGAGGCCGAAGTCAAGCCGCACGTCATCGACGCGGGCGAGAACAAGTCCCTGTTCGAGCTGCGGTACGACGACTGCATGCAGCACTCGCAGCGCTTCAGGGACTTCATGGCCAAGTACCCGGAGGTGGCAGGTCGCATCAAGGTGCTGTACAAGCAGAACAAGGCCCTGGGCTGCCATGCGTCGGGCGTCATCATCGCGGACGACATCGACGGCAAGATGCCTGTCATCGCCACCAAGAACGGGCCGCAGACCCCCTGGGTCGAGGGGCTCAACTACAAGCACCTGGGCGACTATGGCTTCGTCAAGTTCGACCTGCTGGGGCTCGACACCCTGCGCATCATCAGGCGCTGCATCGAGCTCATCCTGTTCAGGCAGACCGGGCAGCATCCCACCTGGGCCGAGACGAAGTCGTGGTACGACGCGCACCTGCACCCTGACCGCATCGACTTCACAGACCAGCGCGTGTACGAGCATGTGTACCACGCCGGGCGTTGGGCAGGCATCTTTCAGTTCACGTCCCCCGGCGCCCAGCGCTTCATCAGGCAGTTCGAGCCCAGGTCCCTGGACGACATCGCGGTGGCAACAGCGTTGTATAGGCCTGGACCGCTTGCCGCGAAGTTCGACGCCCAATACCTGAAGGCCAAGAAGGACCCAGGCAGCGTCGTGTATGACCATCCTGCCATCAAGGAGGTGTTGGGTTTTACGCACGGCACTGTCGTGTTTCAGGAACAGCTGATGGCGCTCGGCAACAAGCTGGCGGGCATGTCGATGGTCGACTGCGACAGGCTGCGCAAGGCGATCGTGAAGCGCAGCGTCTCAGGCAACGCCAAGAACAAGGGCGAGATCGTTGTGCTCGAGGAGACCTTCATCGAGGGTGCCGTGCGCAACGGCCTTGCCCTGGAGAAGGCGCAGGCCCTGTTCGAGGTTCTCGCGGGCTTCGCCTCGTACGCTTTCAATGCTTCTCACTCGTATTCGTACGCGATCGACTCCTTCATGTGCGCCTACCTCGAGACCTACCACGAAGCCGAGTGGCTGTGCTCCTACATGGAGTCGCAGATGGGCAACGCGGACTCACGCGGCGCCGCGATTGCGACAGTGCGGTCCTTCGGCTATGGCATCGGCAAGGTGGACGTCAACTACTCCACCGACCGCTGGGTCATCGGCCCAGATGGGCGCACCTTCATCCCACCCCTTCTCAGCGTCAAGGGACTGGGTCAGAGCGCGGTGGACGAGATCACGGTCAACAGGCCCTACCGGGATGTCGAGGACCTGTGCTGGGACGCCGATGGCGCCTGGCGCCATTCCAAGTTCAACAAGAAGGCCCTGGAGGGCCTGATCAAGGTGGGCGCCTTCGAGTCCATGGGGATCATCGGGCCCGCGCCCGAGGGCGAGCCTCCCGGCCGGACCCGGTTCAGGTCCTGGCGCCACATGCATTTCGTGCTGGTCGAGAACGCGGAGAGGCTCAGAAAGAAGGACGGCAGGCACGCCCTGAAAGGCCTGGCCCTGCACCTGGACGACGACGAGGTGACGTCGGAGTGGAGCAACCTGGAACGTGCCGCGTTCCATCGGGACCTCGTGGGTGACGTCAACGTCGACTTCATCCTGGAGCCCGAGGTCCAGGCGCGGCTCGCGGCCCGGGGCGTGCCCAGCGTGGACGAACTGGTCCAGGGCCAGAAGCGGATCGCGTGGTTCGTGCTGCAGGACTCGAAGCACCTGGTCACGAAGAAGAACGGCAGGCCGTACCAGATGCTGTTCGCCGTGGGTGCCTCGGGCACGACCCATCGGATCAACGTGTGGGGTGCCGGACCCGACGTGACGCTGGAGCGCAACGCGCCCTATCTGGCCGAGGTGGAGCGCAACGACTTCGGCATGTCGACCCGGATCTCGCAGCTGAGGAACTTAGGGTGACGTGATGGACGCGAACGTCGTTCCCTGCCTGGTGCCGCTGCTCATTCTGATCTTTCCAGCGGGCGTGCTGTTCTTTCGATGGCTGGAGGGTCGCAAGGAACGGACGCATGCGTCCGGGCGGCTGCCCAGTGATCCCTACAGGAGTCCACCCCCGGACCACGTGTGGCGCTTCGTGAAGGTGCACGCGAGCTCAGCCTGGTCCTGCGCGGCCTGCGCCGCAGGCCTGCACGACGACTGTGACGAGAGGAGACATCGCGATGAGACTCCGCCTCCTATCAGTGAATGGCCTGCTTGGGCCACGTGAGGATGGCACATGATCGATCTTGCATACGTGCAGCGCAAGGATGACGATTGGCTCAACGAGAGCTCCTTCGCGCTGGTCCAGGGGCTCAGGCTGTTCGGGACCGAGGTCAGGGGCTTCGTGCCCGAACAGCTGCCCGACCTGGAGCTCACGCCTGCCATCCTGGTGCACGGCGGCATCGGCTGCGTGCGTCGCGCCCTGGAGCGACTGGGCGCTGGCCAGCCCGACGCCTTCGGTGGCATGCCACCGGTGGAGCTGCTGCCCTTCTACGGGCGTCGCGTCTGGGCGACCACGATGCGGGAGGTGCGCCGGCGTCTGGACTCGGACGACCACGTCTTCGTGAAGCCCCTGCGCGCCCAGAAGGCGTTCACCGGGCACGTGACAAGCGGCAAGTGCGCCGACCTGATCGTGACCGCGAGCCTCGATGACGAGTTCGAGGTGCTGTGCTCGGAGCCCGTGTGCTTCGTCTCCGAGTACAGGTGCTTCGTGCACCAGGGCGCGCCCGTGGGCTTGAGACATTACGCAGGCGACTGCCTCGTCTTTCCCGATTCCGAGGTGGTGGCGGCCGCGGTCCGGGCCTGGCGCGGGCCCGAGGGTTACGCCCTCGACTTCGGCGTGACCGACGACGGACGGACTCTGCTGGTCGAGGGCAACGATGGCTTCGCCCTGGGCTGCTACGGCCTGCACTCATGCCTGTACGCGCGGCTGGTCTCCGACCGCTGGGAGCAGCTGGTCGCCGGGTGCACACCCGCAGCCTGACGCGTACAGTCGACGGATGAAGAGACGCAGTGACCTGAGGTTTAGACCCCCCAGCCAGGACGACGTGCGGGGTCTGAACGCGCTCCAGGCGGAGTGCTACCCGCCCGAGGTGCTTGACGATGACGCTGTCGTGATGGCCCTGGCTTTGCCCCGCTCGGTCGTCGCGGTCCGGCCATCGGATGGCCGGATCCTGGGCGCGGCCTACGCCAAGGAATTGGACGAGGGCGTCCTGGAGCTGTACTCGATCGAGGTGGCACCTGAGCTTCGTGGCCAAGGCTTGGCAGGCGAGCTCACGTGGCGGTTTTTGGGCCAGGCCTGGGGCGCGGGCACCAAGCTGTGCCGCGCCCGCGCCTTTTCGACCGGTGGACACGCGGTGCTGCGGCAGGCGGGCTTCGTCGAGACGGGCTCGACAGAGTCGCTGGCGACCCGTGACGGGGGCACCATGCGTCTCCGGGTGCTGGAGCTGCGGCGGCCCTCGCTGCATGACCGCATGAAGGCCTACGAGGAGCGCCAGGGGCCCGCGCTGGACCCGGACCTGCCCTACGCTGTTCGTGTCGACGGTAAGGCGTTCCACACGTGGACCCGCGGCCTGGACAGGCCCTTCGACAACAGGTTCATCGCGATCATGGACAGTGCGGCCGAGAACCTGGCTGAGACCGTGCAGGACGCGGCCCTGGCCTACGTCCAGTCGGACGAGGTCACGGTGCTGGTGCCCGCGCGGTCGACCGCCGCGGCCGAGCCCTGGTTCGGAGGAGCATTGCAGAAGGTGGTCAGCGTCTCCGCCTCGGCCGCGGCGGCGACCGTGAGCACGATGTCGGGTTGGTGCTTCGACGGCCGAGCGAAGCTTGCCAGCTTCGACGGTCGGGCCTTCAGCCTGCCCTGCGCGGACGAGGCCTTCAACTGCCTGGTGTGGCGCCAGCGCGATGCGATGCGCAACGCGGTGTCGGCCGCGGGTCAGGCCCTGTTCTCCCACCGGGAGCTCCACGGCAAGTCGACCGAGGAGGTCAAGGCCATGATCGGTCGCGTCTGGAAGGACGCCAGCCCGGACGTCAGGGAGCTGATGGCCCTGCAGGGCGCCGAGGGCGGCTATGACTGGGATCGGGTCGAACCGGGTCGTCGACAGGGCCGCTGGGTGACACGCAGGCCCAGGCCCGGTCCCAACGGTTCCGTCAGGCACGCCTGGCACTGCGAGCCTGCGCCCGTCTTCGAGCAGGAACGCGCGCGGGTGATGGCACTGCTCGGATCCGGCGCATGCACAACGGGTGCCGGGTGAGCTACCCTGGTCGCATGCTGAGACACTGCGTCCTGGGCGGCGCGGGCTTCATCGGCTCGCACCTGTGCGATGCCCTGTTGGCGCGGGGTGACTCCGTGCTCGTGATCGACGACCTGTCGACCGGTCGGACCAAGAACCTGGAGCCGGGTCCGCACGCGGGCAGGTTCTTCTTCATGGCAGGTGACGTGCGCGTGCCCAAGGACCTGGGCTGGAACGGGGCCCACTTCCTCTCTGTCAAGGGCGGTGGCCTGACGCACGTGTGGAACCTGGCCTGTCCTGCGAGCCCGCCCGCGTACCAACGTGATCCGGTGGGCACCCTGCTGACGTGTGTGGTGGGCTCGCAGAACGCGCTCGACCTGGCTCGGCTCAACGGGGCCGTCATGGTGCAGGCCAGCACCTCCGAGGTCTACGGCGATCCTCTCGAGCACCCGCAGCTGGAGAGCTACAGAGGCAACGTGGAGCCGTACGGGCCCCGGGCATGCTATGACGAGGGCAAGCGCGCGGCCGAGGCCTTGTGTCACGACTACCGGCGTTGTCACGGCGTGGACGTGCGGGTGGCCCGGATCTTCAACACATACGGGCCCAGGATGCGGCCTGATGACGGCCGGGTCGTCTCCAACTTCGTCGTGCAGGCACTGCGAGGCGAGCGCCTGACCGTGTACGGCACGGGCCTGCAGACCCGCAGCCTGTGCCATGTGGACGACATGGTGCGTGGCCTGGTCGCCCTGGGCACCACCGCGCCTGGTCCCTGGGCCGGGCGACCCATGAACTTCGGAAACCCGCATGAGGTGACCATCAACGACCTTGCGTCGACAATTCTGACCATGGTCGGGAGGTCACGGGCAACGGGCGATTGGCCGCTCCACGTGGAGCGCAGGCCGCTGCCCGTGGATGACCCATGCAGGAGACGACCCTCGATCCACAGGGCACAGGCGATGCTGGGCTGGGAGCCGAAGATCACGCTCGAGGATGGGCTGCGGTCGACGATCGAGCATTTCGGAAAGGAGCTGAGCCTGTGAGCTACACGCCCGAGGAGCAGCACCTGCGTCCCTCGATCACGAAGGTGCTGGAGGGGATGGACGATCTCGACGCCGCCATCATGGCACGGCATCGGGCCAGGGAAGTGTGGCAGGAGGACCACCTCCAGGAGATCCTAGAGCTGTCGATCGACATGCGCCGCCTCCAGGTCAGGCTCCGAAAGCTGGAGAGCGAAGTGAACTGAGAAGAGGAGACGGACGATGACGAGCGACAAGGTCAAGGAAGCGTGCGCCGCCGCGGCGCACGAGGTCAACAAGGTCTTTTGCGACATGACGGGTGATCCCTCCCAGGGACACTGGGAGCAGGCTCCTGAGTGGCAGAGGGAGGCCTCGATCGAGAGCGTCGCAGTGACACTGCAGGGCGCGAGCCCGAGGCAGCTGTACGAGGCCTGGAAGGCGGCGTACGAGGCCTGGAAGGCGGCGAAACAGCGCGACGGCTGGACGCACGGTCCCGTGAAGGACGGCGAGAAGAAGACGCATCCGTGCCTGGTGGGGTACGACGACCTCCCGCCTGCGCAGAAGGCGAAGGATGGGCTGTACTCAGCGGTGGTCACCGCGATGCGGCAGGCGCTGCAGGATCTGGACTGACGCGCGCCCGGAGAGCTATTTATCCCTGCATGTACGAGCTGCGCTGCCTCGTCAGGGCCTTTCTCAGTGAGGCGCTCGATCCGACAGACCCAACGACATGGGCACGCTTCGTGCCCACGGGCTCCATGGTGGAGCTGTGGCACGTCGTGAACGACGCTGCGTCGCTCGTGGACATCCTGGGCAAGGAAGGCCTGCTGCCGGGTGCCCAGTCAGATGCCTCCAGCGCCGAGGACGGCTCGCCCGCCGTCATCCTGGCACGAAAGCTGCAGGACAACGATGCCGCGCCTGCCGTGCTGTGCCTCCGGGTGCCCACGCCAACGTTCTGCGGGACACCCTGTCGTTTTGCCCACGTAGCGTTTTCCATTTGTCTTGTTGGTGATGCAGTAGATGCATGCCATGTGTCGATGCTAGCTCCTTTTGAGTATAAGGAGCCCCTATGAGTCGGTCTTTGCGTTGTGGCGTTTCGTTCTGGGGTTTTCTCGAGCGCCCCTGCGACAGCCACGTGGTCGAGACGCCCGATGGCCTACGCGGCGAGCGCCATCTGATGGTGGACGAGCTCCTGCGCAGGGGGCACAGCGTCATCCAGCTGCAGCAGAGGCGGGAGAAGACGCGGTACGCATTCTTGAACAGGTTTGCAGGCACGCCCGCCGCGATCCGTGAGGCAGGCACCACGATGATCGCGGCCTGCTTCGAACAGGGCAGGTCCGTGCCAAACTACAGGATCGACTCATCGCCCGTGCCGGGTGATCCGTGCGTCCTCAGCTATCCGATCGAGGTCGATGATTCCAGCGCGGGTTCTGGCTTGCCCGAGCTCGACGTGCTCTTCGTCGAATGGCGGTGGCGGATCGTGGGCAAGCCCACGATCGACTGGGACCGCCAGGTCGAGCTCCTGGACCACTATTCCCGCATGGGCACGCCCATCGTGGTCCTCGACACGGACCTGAAGGTGTCGGAGGAGGACGAGCGTCGGTGGCCCAAGGTGACCGTGTGCGATCCCTGCCTCAGGCCTAGGGAGCTGACGCGGCCCAGGGTCCGCATGCCTTTCTGCAGCGACTTTACGAGGGTCCACAAGGCCCGCCAGGGCTCCGTGCACTACCGCTACGTGGGCAACAACTACGAGCGTGACGACCAGTTCGTGCGCTACTATGCCGGCCCTGCCCGGGAGCTCCGGGAAAGGCTGGGCCTTCAGACGACCGTGCACGGCAACTGGCTCACGCCCTCGCCCGAGCGGCAGCACCCGCGTGGGGTGCTGCAGGCGTATCCTGGCGTAGCCTTCGTGCCGCGCCTTCCGTTTCGGGACGTGTACGGGACCCTGAACGACAGCGTGGCCGTGTGTCACATCACGAAGCCCGAGTACGCGAGACACGGCAACATCACGATGCGGTACCTGGAGGCGGTCGCCGCGGGCGTGCCCGCCCTGGTGCCCGCCGAGAGCCTGCCCATGCGTGAGGTGGGCGACGGCTGCGGGCTCCTGGTGAACGGTCCCGAGGATGTGGTGCGGAAGGTCAAAAACCTGGCCGACATGTCGGCCGCGGACCGCGACCATCTGGTCTCCGCGCAGGAACGTGCCCTGCGGGCGTTGGCCGACTTCTCGCCTGGGCACCGGGTCGACATGATCGAGGCCGCGGCCCGGAAAGAGCTGGAGCCGTGAGGGTCCACACGCCTTCTTTCGTGCCGCAGCCCCGGGCGACCCGGCCCATGGACCCAGGGGTGCAGGCCGCGCTGTTGAGGCAGATGCAGGACGACGCCCTGATGGAGCAAACCGCCTTCGAGAGCCACACGCTCGGCAGGACGCCTGGGCTGTGGGTGCCCATCGACCCAGAGCGCGAGGCCGAGCTGTCGGCCTTCATGCAGGCATCTGTCGAGACTCATCCAAAGGGTCCACAGGCCCTTCAGCACGCCCAAGGCGACGTGGAGGGTGCCTTTAAGACCCTCATGGTGTGGGACGTCGATTCGACTGACATCTTGCCCTACCTGGAGACGGCGTCATGAACGTGGGACCCGACGACTTCGGCGGCAGCGACTTCGACTCGGGCTTTGAGACCGGCTGGGACCGCATGATGCGTGAGCGTGCAGAAGAGCAGGCTCGCGTGAAGGCGATGGATCACCCTCGGTACGACGAGGCGTGGGCGATCGCCCGCAGAGAAAAACACGGAATCGATTGGGTGGTGGCACGGTTGGCCCGCTGGGACGCCGAGGACTCGGAGCGCTCGACGGCGTCGTGGTCGGCGCAAGATCATGCCGAGCCGAGCGACGTGGTGGATCGCTTGGCGACCGTGCCCGAAGGCGGGCTCGTCGTCATGGACGGTGCGAGGATCGGAGGATGACCGTGTCGGTGTGTGATGAGACGGCGACGCTGGTGTGCCGTTGTGGCGCACGTTCATGTGAGCACAGCCGAGGAGACGATGCGGGCGAGATCCGGCGCAAGACCGGATTCGGCAACATCTGCGACGTGAGCGACGGGCTCACGTTCATCTGGCTGTGCCCAGTGTGCTTCGGGAAGGTCGTGACCGCATGGCGCACGATCGTGGAGATCACGGGCCAAGACATGATCAGCATGGCGGGCGTCCTGCGCCAGCACGACAGGCACGCGCAGGGGGCCCAGTGACCCAGGCGAGGGTCGTCAACTCTCACCGGGAGGCCCCGGGTCCCGGCGCGATCGACATCACGCGCCGCCGCGTGGGCATGCACTTTGGCAACCCGTTCTCGCACACGACAGGCACACTGGCGGCGGTCGCCGTGGGCAGCAGGGCCGAGGCCGTGTCGCGCTACAGGTCGTGGCTGCTGGGTGAGTCCGACCGGGAGCTGGAGCCCGAGCGCCGGGAGTGGATCCTCGGGTGCCTACCGGCACTGGGGGACGTCGTGCTGTCATGCAGGTGCAAGCCCGCGGAGTGCCATGGGGACGTGCTGGTCGAGCTGGTGACGAGGAGAGAGGCATGAAAATCGAGTTCACGGCTGAGTTTCTCGAGGAGATGGCCGCCTTCGCGCGCGGTGACGAACATGTGTGCAGGCGCCTGACGATCCACACGGACGAGCCGCAGGCGGCGCACACGGTGGAGCTCGAGCGCACGCTCGACGGCCGAGTGATCGCCGAGCTCGTGACTGGACCCTTCGCGGGGCTCGAGTGCGTGTGTCAGCCCTCGGCCTGAGACCGATACTTGTTTGGCATGCAGGTTTCGATGGGTTGGCTCCGGAGCCTCATCCGCGAGGCAGTCAGCGACCAGAGCTACTATCACCTCTCGGAAAAAGACCTGGGACCTTCTGTCGTGTTGGTCCCACGTGTTCCCAGGCATCCTCTCGAGTTTCGAGGCATGCCCATCGAGGACTGGTTTACGCCGCGCGTCTCGTTCGCGACCAGCGTCGAGGCCGCGCTCGATGGGCTGCAGACGCTCGCACAGGCGTACCACGTCTACGCGGTCGACAACCTGCCCGGCATGGTCGAGCCCGCTCGCGTCCGGTGTCCCAGCCACGCGTCGAAGAAAATCGCGCAGTTCGACGTCTTCAAGTTCATCAATGCTCGCTTTCCAGCATACTTCGGGCCCTACGTCACGAGCTCGAGACGGTGGACGCAGAGGCAGCACGATGCTGACATCACGCGCGCCAAGGCAGATCCAGCCGTGCAAGCCTTGTTCAAGCACTGCGTGCCTGATTCTCGTGACTCGGGTGAGGTGTGGGCCACGGAGTCTGTGCGTGTGAAAAAAATCGGCATGGTGAGACGGAGTGATGACTGGCGATTGAAGGCAGGATAGACCGCACATCTCAAGGCCCTGACAATACCTTAGATCATGTCGCCCGTCGCGTACGAGTTCGTGTGTCAGAACCCGCAGTGCGGAAAGACCGCGGTCAAGACCGTGTGGCCGTCTCGAAAGCAGCTGCCGCGGTTTTGCTGCGTGTCATGCCTAAATGCGTGGCAGCGTGGTCGATCAGTGCAGGAGCGCTTTGAAGCCAAGCTCGGTGCCGTCGAAGGTGCTGAGAGAACGCGACGATTCAAGCTGACGATGTCGAAGGCAACGTCCGGTGAGAAGAATCCAATGCACGGTCGACATGACCATGTGCATGGTCTACAGCGCGTGACGCAGCACCGCACTGGCAAGACGAACGCGGAGATCTATGGCGAGGAACGTGCCGCTGACATCTCTCGGCGGACGTCGGCGGCTGTCTCAGGCGAGAACAATCCTGCGTGGGGGAAAGTGTATGCCCGCAGCGGTCGGTCCGTCAAAGGCTGGTACAAGGGTGTCTTCTTCCGTAGCTTGTTCGAGCTCTCATTCCTCTTGCATGCAGAACGCTCGATGGGTTTGGACGTGCAGCACGACCTAGACTACGAGGCACACCTGATTCGCTGGTCGGGCGGTACCTACCGACCTGACTTCGGTGTGCCATCGCAAGGGTTGCTGTTCGAGGTGAAGCCGAGCAGATTGGCGAAGACGCCTAAGAACATGGCGAAGTTCGAAGCCGCCCGGGCGTACTGCGCAGAGCGGGGACTGGAGTTCAGGGTAGTCACCGAGGACGACTTTCCGAAGCTCTCGTTCCAAGAGCTTCTTGCTGTTGAAGGAGTGAAGTGGGATGAACGGACGTTCGAGTACTTCAGAAAACCGTGAACAGCGCATCATCGTGATGGTTGGACCAGATCGATGTGGCAAGACCGAGATCGCGCGCGGGTTGTCGGCGGCGGTCGGGATCCCATACTGGAAATACGACCGCGAGTGGGACGCTTTCAAGGACGACCCGACGCGCTTCGCACGCACGGTCCGTTACGGCGACGAGTACCTGGCATCGTTTCTCCGGGCATCTGGCGCCAGCATGGTCAAGGACCGCGGCTATCCGTGCGAGTGGGTGTATTCGAGGGCGATGGGCCGTGCTCGGGACGACGCGGCCGTGTGGCACGCGGACGCCAGGTACGCGGCCCTGGGTGCCGACCTGGTCCTGTGCACCCGCACCTCGTACGCCGGGATCAGGGACGACAGGTTCCCGGACGAGCTCGGGCCAGCGCGGCTGATGCAGATCGACGGTCTCTACCGGGAGTTCGTCGAGACGACCGGCTGCAGGGTGACGCGGCTCACGGTGGACGACGAGGACCTCGGGCGTCAGATCACGGAGCTGCGGGCCGCGCTGGTCTTGTGAATACCTAGCCATATGCGCATCGCGGTCGGACGGCTCAGGCAGATCATCAAGGAAGAGGCTGCTCGCCTGGTGGAGGCGGGCAAGGCTCCCAACAAGCCGCCTCCCACATCGCCTGAGGCTTCGACGTGGAACGAGTTTCGTGAATGGGTGGGCCACGCGATGACCCAGGCGGACGTGCCTGAGCACATCGTGGACGAGGTCACGGACCTGGGCTACATGGGCGGCGACCTGCTCCAGCGCCTCAGGGAGGCCTGGCGTGAGTGGGAGTCCCAAGGTTACGACCTCTACGAGGACTTCCTGGAGCATGAGGTCGTGCCAGCTGTGATCACGCACCTGTCACGCAGGCGCGACGTCGACGACGCCGAGCAGTACAGGCAGCCCCTGACGGATGCGCTGCTCAGCATGCACTGAGCGAGGTGACGACGATGATGCTCACCGTGCGTCGACTTCGGCACCTGATCAGGGAAGAGATGGAACGCGTCACGCCCGCTGACGAGGGCGAGATGGCGGTCGCCCTGGACGACGCGATGGCGCGGGGTTACGGGGATGACGATGCGGTGGCCTACATCGCGAGCGCGGCGCAGGTCTCCCACGAGGACGCGTACGACTTCTTCCGAGCGCATGCGACCAGCGTCGCCTGACCACCTGGCGTGACCCAAGCCGCCAATGGCGCGCGATAATTTGAGCCATGCCGACATCGCTCGTGACAGGCGCCTGCGGGTTCATCGGGTCCCACCTGACGCGTCGGCTCCTCAGCGAGGGCTGGGCCGTGGATGCGGTGGACGACCTGACGGCGTCCTGCGACAAGACGCCGGCCCAACAGTGCTGGTCGTTTCTAGAGGAGGACATGGCCTCGGACGAGGTGCTGGCCCGGGTTCGCAGCGGTCGATACGACGTCGTGTTCCACATGGCGGCACTGCCCAGGGTCTCCTACACTGTCGAGCATCCAGAGCGCACGTTCGAGGTCAACGTCAACCGCACCATGCGTCTGGTCGAGGCATGTCGCCTGGCGCGCCGCAGGCTGCGGTTCGTGTTCTCGTCCTCGTCAGCCGTGTATGGGCCCGGTGCCGTCACACCCACCCGTGAGGACGCTCCCAGGAGGCCTGCATCACCCTACGCGATGCATAAGTCCACTGTGGAGGACTACCTGGGCCTGTACGCGCGGCTCTATGGGTTCGAGTCGGTGTGCCTGCGGTACTTCAACGTCTTCGGCCCAGGTTCCCTGGGGGACTCTCCCTACGCGACCGCGATCGCGGCGTGGCTCACGGCCGTGATGCGTCGACGGCCGCTGCGTAGCGATGGAGACGGCACGCAATCCCGCGACATGTGCCATGTCGACAACGTCGTCGATGCCAACATGCTCGCCGCCGCGCATCCGTATGCCCTGGACGGCCGGGCCTTCAACGTGGCCTGCGGCGAGACCCACACCAACGACCAGATCCTGCAGGCGCTGCGGGCACGTTACGGCGAGCTTTCTATGGTGCAGGCGCCGTCCAGGGTAGGAGACGTGCATACGACGCACGCTGACATCTCGCTGGCGCGGACAGTGCTTGGGTACGAGCCGAGGGTGGGCCTCTGGCAAGGCCTGCAGGCGACGTGCGAGTGGTTCGAGGCCCGCGGCGACTGGGGCGGCCCACGCCCGATTGTTGCTTAGACAGGGTCGTCCTCAAGAAAACACCAGCGCGATCCCGCCGTAATGACGGCCCGGGCGCAAGCGGACCGGATGGTCGGTGCCGAGACGTTTGCGGCCTTCGCAGCAGCTTCGATCGATCCGTGGACTGCAATAAGCTGCCAACCAGGTGTGCACTGGACGACAGGACGTCTTTTGGAGGGCTTGCCCCACATCGGGTTGCTTGAGCCCTTTTTTGTCTCGCCGATGCGTGTCCTCGTTGTTTCGCTGCGAACATGGCCTGCGAGACTCCTCGAGATCTTGGCACGAGTCTCGTGATCCATCTCGATCCCCACGTGCGATTCGCTGTTCCGCCTGGTCGCCTGGTCTCGACGCTTAGCGTCGCGTGCCCAGTGTCGTGCACGCATTTTAGCCCTTGCATCGTCCGAGCGGCGCAGCCCTCTATTGCCCCCCAGGCCACCTGGCGACAGGTTGTAGCCGACGTTGGGATCTTGCGTGCGCAACTGCGCGATCCACCATCTTTCGAGCTCGTCGAGCTCATCGATTTGGCATTCTTGCAGCGGTTCGATCATGAATGCGTCATGACCGTGCAGACGGATTGCGCGAGCAAGATGTGAATCGTTGGTATGACGCTTGGCAGACTGTTTGTGGCCGTTCCAACGCCTGGATAATGTCGTGGCCGTCTGTCCGACGTAGCGCTTTCCATCGATCCTGTTCGTGATGCAGTAGATGTACGCCATCTTTTTGATAGGTATCCTTCTGGCAATGGAACGTGCATACAGCGGCTTCACGTCTTGCTACTGGGACCTGCTCAAGAGCGTGTTTGAGAACCCCACGTATGAATGCGCACCCCGTGGTCAACGGGTGAAAGAACAGCTGGCAGTGAAGTTCACGTTGGCAGATCCGAGAGCCAGGCTCGCATTCGTGCCTGCAGCGGACCGTTCCGTGTCGTATGCAGTCGCAGAGTCGCTCTGGTACCTGACGGGAAACGATGAGACCGACTGGATCGGCTGGTATGCGCCCTTTTGGCGCGGAATCAGCGACGATGGAAAGACCGCGAACTCGGCCTACGGTGCAAGGATCTTCAGGCGTTGGCATCCGCGGGTCCACGGTCACGAAGTGGAAACAGCGTGGGAGCTCAAGGCAGGGCCCATGCAGTCCCAGTGGGAGTACATCAAGGAAGAGCTGCGACGTGACCCAGATTCACGCCGGGCTGTGATCCAGATCCGGTCAGCTACCGATTCATGGTTGGCCAAAAGAGACGTGCCGTGCACGCTTGCCCTGCAGTTCTTTCTACGTGAAGGTAGGCTGCACTTGATCGTCTCGATGAGATCGAGCGATCTCGTGATCGGGTTGCCCTACGACGTCTTTGCCTTCACGCTCTTTCAGGAGCTCATGGCGCTCGAGCTGGCCGTGGGATTGGGTTCATACACACACGTGTCGAACTCGCTTCACGTATACGAGCGTGATTTTCGGTTGGTCCAGCGAACGCTGGCATCGCCGATCGACATTGAGCAGGACAAATCGATGCCTGCGATCATGACGCATCCGCCCACAGTGACGATGGCAGCACTGGAGTGTCAGCTGCGTGCCGCGAGGTCCGCTCGTGACGTCGTTTCGACTGTCCGCGAGGCGTCTGGCGCTCTGGAGCTGCTCCATGGCTATTGGATGGATTGGATCAGGGTTCTCGCGGCGCACCGCGCGGGTAGACTCGGATTGCTGACGCTGTCTCGAGCGCTTCGTGCATCCACATCGTGGAACGGATATGCAAAGTTCACACGATAAGATCCTGCGGGTCTTCGAGACCTGGGAAGAGCTGCCCGCCCGCCGTGGCAACATCGAGCGCTTCGAGATACCGGACGGCGTGGGCACCGTCCTGCTGTTTCAATACGAGCCGCAGCAGACCACACGTGAGATCATGGAGACGGGACTCAGGGACGTCATGGACGAGCTCAGGGCCCGCGATCCCGCCGCACTCGTCCTCGCGATCCCGGCGGGCTGGGCCTTCAGGGTGATCAGGATTGGAGACGAAGAGGAGGTCACGGCATGACATGCGTGGTCGGTCTTGAGCACGAGGGCAGGGTCTACATGGCAGGCGACAGGGCCGCGGTGCACAGGAGCCGCACAGGCCTGGGCGCGACCTCGTTCGTGTGGGGTGAGCCCAAGGTCTTCATGCGCTCAGGCTTCCTGCTGGGCTTCTGCGGGTCTTTTCGGATCGGACAACTGCTGCGCCATGAGGTCGAGCTGCCCGCGTACCGAGGCACCGACCAGGGCCTGACCGCGCACCTGGCGACAACGTTCGCGCGATCCGTCAGGAAGGCCCTGCGGGACGACAGGACCTGCATGGCAGAGCGCGGCACTGGGCTGCTGATCGGTTGGCACGGCGTCCTCCACAGGATGGAGCCTAACATGCAGGTCACACGTGCGCCTGAGGGTTTCATCGCGATCGGTCTGGGCGAGCCGCTCGCCCTGGGTGCCCTTCACGCCCTCTCCGGGCTCGACGTGCCCCCACGGAGGAGGTTGTTGTTGGCCCTGGCCGCGGCCGAGCACTACAACGTCGTGGTGCGTGGGCCGTTTGACGTGCTCTCGACACGAAAACGGAGGAGCCCATGAGGATCGACGGCTTCAGGGGCGCGTTCCGGTTCCTTTCCAACTTCCACGTGGCCGACGACGGTTACTGCGTCGAGCACCACTACCAGGCCGAGAAGACCCTTGACCCGGACCAGCGCGCCTGGATCATGTCGGCACCCACGGCCAGGGAGGCACGAGCCCGTGGACGGCACGCAGTGCTGCGTCCTGACTGGGACTCCACGAAAAACGCCGTCATGTGGGCCTGCCTCCTCCGGAAGTTCTCCGATCCAGGCCTGCTCGAGGCGCTGCTGCTGACGCAGGACGCCGAGCTGGTCGAGACGAACTGGTGGGGGGACCGTCATTTCGGCGTGTGTCGAGGAGTGGGCCACAACTGGCTCGGACGCATGTTGATGGCGCTGCGGGACGCCGCAAGGTCAGGAAAAACGCCGGAAAACCCGGACGGAGGCACACATGCACAGGTTTCATGAGATCTCTGGTCACAGGGCATGGTACACGGAGAGCGGGTCGCACCACGTGCAGGTGAGACTGCCGGCAGAGACGGACGACGATGGCCCGAGCGTGCACAGGATGATGACATTCACGTACGTGCTGCCCTTTTGGGCCCGGATCAAGGTGCTGTTGGGCTGGCACCTGGTCGTGCGGCACACGGCGATCGACGGCCTGCAGGTCGAGGTGGGCGCTGTCGTGCCCCCGGCCTGGTGGCCGGGTGACCGTCTGAAGCTCACGGACCAGGTGCCCACCAAGTGAACGCACGGTCGAGGGTGACAGGCCCGCTGTTCAAGTGGTTCGGCAGCAAGTGGCTCTCGAGCCGGGTCCTGCCTGCGCCCAAGCATGAGGTGCTCGTCGAGCCCTACGCGGGCGGTGCCGCGTACGCTCTGCGGCACAGCGAGCTCGGGGTCGTGCTGTGCGAACGTGAGAAGAACCTGGTCGCGCTGTGGCCATGGCTGATCCGCGAGGCAACGGACCAGGACGTGCGTGAGATCCCGCTCGGCGTGCCTGCGGGCACCGACATCAGGACCCTGGGCCTGTCGCAGGGACAGGCCCTGCTCCTGAAGTCATGGCAGCGCACGAACAACGTGGGCGATTGCTGGACCATCAGTCCATGGGGCAACAGGCCCGGTCAGTGGACCGCGAACACGCGCGCGCGGGTCGCCGAGGAGATCGGTGCCGTCAAGCACTGGCAGTTCTGCGACGACATCGACGGCACGAGCCTCATCGAGACGTTCGACCTGGCCGCGACATGGTTCGTCGACCCACCGTACCAGCACAACTACCGCTACGGCCAGCCCCCGCTCGACTACGGGCGGCTCGCGGCGGCGATCGTGGCGAGGAAAGACCACCTGATCGTGTGCGAGGCAGCGTGCAAGAAGACAGGCCTGAGACCGGATTGGTTGCCCTTCAAGGAATTTGGCACGCGCGTCACGAGCCGGCGGGGCAAGCACAGCCGCGGCAAGAGCCTCGAGCTCTTCTGGGAGGGCGCATGAGCGCCCAGGCCCGTGCCCGTCGTCGCCTCAGGCGCCTGCTCAGGTTTCTGCCCATGATCGCAGGCGCCGCCTGCGAGTGCCGTGGCCTGTGTGGACTCGAAGACCTCGAACGGATCGACGGCGGCTCGCGCCTGTGCAGGCGGTGCGGACACGTGCTGGGCAAGAAGGTCGTGGCCGCGCTGCACCTCGCAGCCGCGAAAAACACCGTGGCTGCAGCGTGTTAGGAGAAAACGTGCGAAGCTCCCCTGAGTTCGTGGTGTGGACGGGACCGATGTGGTCAGGCAAGTCCTCTGCGCTGCTGGCAGCGATCGATCGCTACAGGCACCAGGGCAGGACCGTCATTGTCTTCAAGCCCAGGATCGACGACAGGTACGCCCATGACAGCGTCGTCACGCACAGCGGCTGGCGCACGTCGGCGGTGCCGGTCAGGACGGGCCTCGAGATCCTGGAAGCTGTCCTGGCGGCACCCACGCCGCCTCATGCCATCGCGGTGGACGAGCTCTTCATGGTGCCGGGCGGGGGCGCTGCCTTGATCGAGGCCTTCAAGTCTGGCATCTCGGTGGCAGTGTCGTCGTTGGACCTGTCGGCATCGGGCATGCCGTTCACGGAGGTGCAGACCGCGTTGCCCTGGGCCACTCGGATCGAGAAGCTGACTTCCGTGTGTGCTGCATGCAAGGGTGACGCCAGGTACACGATGAAACGGACAGGACCGTCACGGTCGTCGACCGAGATCGAAGTGGGTGGGTCGGAGACGTACGAGCCCAGGTGCTGGGCATGCCATCCATCCATCAGGATCGGCGACGAGCCTGCCACGAGCGAGGAGGTCCAGTGATGAACGTCTCGATGTCGGCAGGTCCCTGGTGTCCCAAGGACCTTGGCAGGTGCGAGTCCTGCGGTGATCCGTGCGAGGTGGGCTCGCTGCACAGGAGCCACGCATGCAAGTGCTCATGGTGCCGTCAATTCGAGCTCACAGTCACCGATGGCATGGACTGGATCCAGACCTTCACGGGTCGGGCCTTCCATCCGTGCAGGCCTGATCCTGTCGAGGTTGTGATCGACGACATCGCGCATGCGTTGGCCAACCAGTGCAGGTTCACGGGCCACACCAAGCGTCATTACAGCGTCGCGCAGCACTCCGTCCTGATCGCGCTGGTCCTGCCCAAGGACCTGGCGCTCGAGGGTCTGCTGCACGACGCGAGCGAGGCCTACCTGGTGGACCTACCCGCGCCGCTCAAGGTATCGGGCATGTTCGAGGCCTACAAGCACTTCGAGCGCCGTGCCATGTGGACCATCAGGAAGGCCTTCAGGCTGCGGCTCGACGAGCCGGGCGACGTGAAGCTGGCCGACAAGCGCATGCTCAGCACAGAGTTCATGTACGTCATGGGCCCAGGACCGGGCAGCCACCGCTACGCGCACACCAAGATCCCACCCTATGAGGACCTGCCCATCGTGCCCTGGGAGCCTGAGCGTGCCGAGGCCATGTTCCTGGCTGTCGCAAGGCTCTTGATGGAGGGCAGGCAGGACCTACCCGCCTGGGGTTCGCTGCTGGGCACTGGGCCGTGGCGCGAGGACCCTGAGCGACCGGGCTGGGCGACCCGCGCATAGTTAGTGACGATGCGATCGTCGGTCAATGAGCTGCGGTCTTTCGTGCGAAGAGAGCTGATGCGTCTCTCTGAGACGTCCTGGCAGGTCACGTTCACGGAAAAGGACGGCACGCCGGGCAAACCCCGGGTCTTCGGCGGAGACAGCGCGGAGAAGCTGGCTCGGGCGTACGCCCGCGGCGTCAAGAACGGCGTCGCCGAACCCGTCGATGCCGACGCTCCTGCGGCCGAGGTGCGGCAGGTCAGGCCTGCTGGGCTGGATGACCTCAAGGCGTCCGCGAAGGCCTACTATGACAGGCACTGGAACCCGAACAAAGGATCGGGCGCGCCTGGACCCTGGCGCCGGGAGACGGACGCGGACGAGCCCTGGAGCGCGGAGAACGCGGCTGAGCGGGAAGCGGAGACATGGGCCGCGGGTCATGCCGCCGGACAGTCACGCGAGGACACCTACGCTGACATCGACGCCCTGCGTGGGCAGGGCAGGAGGCGGCGATGAGGACCCTGACGGAGGCGGACGTCGTCCAGGCGTTCAAGGAGGAGCATGCCAGGCGTCTGGCGGAGCTCGCCAAGGACGTCGACGTCGTGTTTGGCACCAAGGACGGCGGCCAGCGCAACGTGCTGTCGGCAGGCCTGAAGCTGCGACACAAGAAGACGGGTCTGCTCTACACGGTCGATTCGGTGGGGACCAAGGACACGATCCTGCGTACCCCCGAGGGCAAAAAGTTCCTCGTTCACAACGGAGAGCTCGAGCAAGAATACGAGCTGTCGTGATGCCCTGCATCGTGTACAGGCACGTGAACGTGCTCAATGGCAAGTCGTACGTCGGTATGACGTCGTTCACAATGCTGCGGCGTTGGATGCGTCACGCCAAGCTTGCAAGGCAGGGTTCCAAGTGTCATTTTCACAGAGCCATCGCGCTGCACGGTCCTGGATGCTGGAAGCACGAGGTGCTCGAGATCTGCGGCACGCCTGAGCAGGTCAAGCACGCAGAACGTGAGTGGATCGCACGGCTGCGGTCGATGGGCGAGCTGGGCTACAATAGCACGATCGGTGGCGACGGCGTGATGACTGGCCGAAAATTCTCCTTGGAAGCACGGCAGCGGATGTCGCAATCGCGCCGGGGCCGAAAGTTCACAGTTGAAGCGTGCACAAACGTGCGACGTGCGATGGCTGTGCTGGCTCCCGAAAAACGCCAAAAGATCATCGAGGCAAGTAGACGTGCTCATCACAAACGTGTCGCACGATGCGATCCTGCCACGGGAGCTGTGCTGCAAGTTTATCCATCTGTGACTGCGGTGCAGGCTGATGGCTTCGAAAAGACTACCGTGGCTGCCGCAGCGCGTGGTGTCATCAGGAGCTCAGGAGGCTTCGCCTGGCGATACCTTCAGAAAGAGGAGTCATGCTGATGAAGATGAGCGAGGCGAAGACTGATCAGACCCTGGCAGGCCTCAACATCGACAGGATCGTGCAGCTGTCGCTCCAGCAGGCGGGCGTCGCTCCCCGGGCGCAAGGCCTGGACGAGTCCTACGTCGCGCAGGCGAAGACGTTCCCGCAGGTGTCGGAACGGGTCTCGGACAAGACCAAGGCCGCGCACAAGGCGCTGTACGAGGGCTACGTGCAGGCCCTGAACAAGGCGTCCGCCGAGCTCGACACCGCGGACCGTGGGGGCTCGGGCCCGGACAAGTCGCCCTTCAGGGACCTAAAGGTCACGGAGGCGCGTTCCGCGAACGCAGTGTGGCTGCATGATCTCTACTTCGCCAACTGCTTCGACCCGCACTCGCAGATCTACTCCGACACCAAGTCCTACATGCGCCTGGAGAGGGACTGGGGCACGTTCGACGACTGGCAGCAGGACTTCATCGCATGCGCGATGGCCGCTCAGGAGGGCTGGGTCGTCATGGGCTACAGCACCTTCCTGAGGCGGTACGTCAACACCGTGATCGATGGACATGACGGGCACGTGATGCTGGGCCTGTACCCAGTCCTCGTGATCGACGTGTGGTCGCACGCGTACTTCCGGGACTACATGACCGACCGTCAGTCGTATGTGGTCGCGCAGATGCGCGAGATCAACTGGCAGGTGGTCGAGGAACGCATGGCGAAGGCCGAAAAGATCGCGGAGGCACTGAAGTGAAGATCAGGCTGGGGGAGCTGCGCCGGACCATCGCTGCCGCGCTGTTGATCGAGGCACCCGAGGACGAGGACAAGGACGAAAAGGGCAGCGCCGAGGACGAGGGAGGCGACGACCTGTTCGACGACGCGGTCGACGACACGGATGAGAAGGACGCCGGCGACGACGAGGACGAACCCGGCGGAAAGCAGCAGCCCTCCATGCCAGACGGCTCTTCGTTGGACTCGCAGGTGGACCGCCAGCTCATCGGTTTCGAGAAGGAGGCTTCTGGCAAGGGGCTCCATGCCGAGGGCCGCGACGGTTCCCTGAGGGGCATGACGAGGCGTTTCCTGCTGCGTGAGGCAGACGAGGGGGACGACGACGTGCCTCAGGTCCCAGCCGACGTGGGTGACGACGAGGGCGGCGCTGAGTTCGATCCTGCCGCGTTCGCGGGCATGGTGGCCCGCCTGATCGAGAACTTCGACACCGTCATCGACGTGCGCCAGACCCTCGCCCGGCGCGCCCTGGGCTTCCTGCAGAAGGGGCGAAAGCCTGAGGAGGTCGACGCTGTCAAGGCGGCGCTCGCCGACCAGCACGGCATCGACACGGAGCTGACCGACGACGAGCGTGAGGCCGACTTCCAGGCCCCGGCCGCCGCCGGCGCGGGGCCCACGGGTGCCTGATGCGCTCCGAGGTCGCGCTCGAGCGAAAGTGCGTGCACCTGAAGATCAGGCGCGGCGTCCATGCCGCCCTGCGCCAGGAGCTGCTGCGACGGGACCTGTCCCTTCAGGAGGCGATGGACGCCTTCGCCGAGGAGGTGGTCAGCGGGCGGCGGTCGACCCTGGGCGTCCTCGACAGGCTCGCGGCAGAAAAACTCAGGCGCAAGCTCGGTCCGCTCCAGCCTAAGGCTCCATCGCGCATGTCTGACGTGCGGCATCCCGTCTTCGAGCATGACGAGGAGAGCCTGTATGCCTTGATCCAGGAAGGCGACGACGAGGCTCAGGACCTCGACGGACCCGTCGACGACTGACACGCGCGGACGCTCGCCCGATACTTACCGACGATGAACCCGCAGTCCGCCAGCACGACCTCCAGGATCTGGATCCGAGACACGCGTGGGAGGCCCTCGGCCTCCCTCACGTTCGCAGCCGTCGCATTCCTCATCGTCACGCTCGCGTACGCATGCGGGATGCTGGCTCGCGTCGGTCAGGTGGAGTTCAGGGCCTTCGATCCTGCCTCTGCCTCTGCCTACCTGGTGCCCATCCTCGGGCTCTATTTCGGTCGTCGTCTCACGGACTCGCGAGCAGACCAGGCAGCCCCCGAGGGCACGGCATGAGGCCCATCGCCTTCACACGGGCCGCCCTCCGCGAGCTGGTCTCGGAGGCGATGGAGGGTCATGGCCTCGACGCTGGACCCACGCGGCCGACGGCACCCGTCGAGCCCAATTCCGTCGTCGATCCGACGACCGCAGTCGACGGTCCTGAGGGCGCGAGCTACCTGCCCAAGGACAAGGCCGAGTTCGCGGTGGCCCTGAGCAGGCTCACGCAGGACCTGGGGGACGAGGACGTGCCGGGCCTGTACAAGCAGGTGCAGGCGGCCCTGCAGGCGATCGGCGACAACGACGGAGACGACGAGGGACGAATGAGGGGGATCAAGATGGCAGGCGCTCAGGACAGGAACACGCGGGGTGATTCTCAGGTCGAGGAGGCTGTCCGGCGCGCGGTCCGGCGCATGATCGCCGAGGCGATGCCCGGTCGTGATCTGGGTTACTCCGGGCCTGACACCTACGCCCTGTCAGCATTCGACGACGAGCCCTTCAAGGTCTACGGCTTCACGCCCAAGGGCACACGAAAGGCGCAGCCCGACGCTTCCTTCGACACGCGGAAGGCCGCCGACGACTGGATGGCACGGCTCAAGAAGCAGGACCCGCGCGCTCGCTACGAGGTGGTCGACGAGTCGCCTGAGGACGACGAGCCCGAGCGCGAGAAGGGCAAGTGGTCCGTGCCCAAGGGCGACGACGGCCAGGAGTTCGGCGACATTTCCAAGGAACTGGGCATGTCTGTCATGGGCGCGCAGGCGATGGCCGCGCGTGCGATGCGCAGGTTCGGTCACATGCACAAGATGATGTTCGGCGACCTGTCAGGCGAGGGCGCGATGCCCGAGGAGGCGCAGCTGGTGATCCTGACTGCCGCACGTGACTTCATCGAGTCGCTGAACGACGACAGGAAGGCCCAGAAGATCCTGGCGCTGCTCACGGGCCGCGACATGAAGGAGCTGCTGCCCGACAGCGTGGCCGAGTACGCGAGGTACCTTGAGGGCTCAGGCGAGCTCGCAGGAGCCGACGTGCAGCTGCTCAAGGACCACCCGGGCATGGTGGCGGAGCTGGACGGCTACCCGGAGTTCGTCAGGACGCAGCTGCTGGCCGACCTCGAGACCGAGCTGGCGCAGCTGCCCAACGACCTCGACACCCTGACGGGCCTGGACGCGTTCCGTGAGTTCCTGTCGGGCTACGTGCAGAAGTCCTACAAGGACTGGAGCGAGGACGCGGAGGACGAGTGACGCCCGGGGTCCACCTGGTCGCTGCCGTCCAGTTCGAACCCGTGCCGGGCGAGGCGTCCCTCAACCTGGCGCGGGCCGAGCAGCTCGCGTTCGAGGCCGCAGCAAAGGGCGCGCAGGTGATCGCGCTCCCAGAGCTATGCACCGTCGGGCCTTTCATGGGCAGCCTGCGCGAGGCTTCCGCCTGCGCGCAGGCAAGGGACGGACACCAGACCCAGTGCCTCCTGCGCGTGACGCGCAGGTTTGGCTGCCATGTCGTCTTCGGGTACGTCGAGTCGTGCAGGGGAAAGCTGTACAGCTCCGCCGCCCTGCTCGGTCCTGCGGGACTCATGGCCAACGCGCAGAAGCGCAACCTAGCGGGCACGGACCACCTTTGGGCGACGCGCGGTGAGCTGCCGGTGCCCGTCGTGGCCACGTCCGTGGGAAGGCTGGGCGTTCTGGTCGGGCGCGACTCGATGAACTCGTGGCGCAGGTCCCGACCCTTTGGCGTCGCCGACCAGGCGTTGTTCTACGGCCCTGGGTCAGTGGACGTGTTGTGTCTCCTGACCTCGAGGGGTCAGGCGCCCGACGGGACTCCTGACGCCCAGTGGGTCGACCTCGCTGAGGAGACGCGTGCGAACGTGGTCGTCGCCAGCGCGTGCGGTGCTGCCGGTGTGGGCGGTTCCTGCACGATCGACAGGGGGCTGCGGGTGTGGACCCACGGCACGTCCCAGGGAGAGTGCGTGGTCGGAGGGGCGGTGATGACGTGATCCCAGCGACCGAAAAAGGCCCTGTCGTCGTCGCCGCCAGGACGCCCGTGCCCTGTCCTGTGCTGCCGTCGTCCAGGTGGCGCCTCGTGGGCAGGCCGGGTGCGCTCGTCAAGACGTACTCCTTCAGGGCCCGGCGCCTGCGCGACTCGTTCGTCGTGTCCCTGCTGGGTCTCGAGGCCGAGACAGGGGCGGAGTCTGAGCTCGGGATCCGTGACATGGACGTCACTGTGACGCTCGTCCGCGCAGGCCTCGGGGTCGTCACCGAGATCGAGCGTGAGCACGCGCAGGCGTGCGATGTACTCTTTCGGGAGGTCGCGTACGCGCCCGATGACGATGAGGAGTGGGACGACGATGGAGGACCAGGGACGACGCCTGACGATTGAGCCCAACAGGGAAGTGCTGCTCATGAGCCGGGAGCTGCAGGGCCGCGTGCTTGGTCTCGACGAAGAACATGTCGAGCCGGAAGAGCAGGGCACCATGGAGGAGGTCGAGGACTCATCGCCCATGGTCGCAGTCTCCCGGGCGTCAGGGGATCCAGCCGTGGACGCGACGGTGGTGGGAAAGCTGCTGCGGATCATGTGCCAGCCCGGCCAGCTCGTGGTGGAGCTCAGGACTGCGTGCGATCAGGCCCTGGGCGTGGTCATGGACGCGGTGGGTGCGACCGGCAGGTCCTACGGCGTCACCACCGTGTGTCAGGCAGACCCAGGATCCCCCGCTCTCAGGCTCGCCGCAGGCACGCCCAGCCAGGTCGAGGTCAGTTCTGTCACTTCGGCAGGAATCTGCACGCTGACCCTCACGTTTGCACGTCCCTAGGGACGCTGCATAGCTATCGTCATGGACAACGACGTCGATTCGGCCCTCATGGACGAAGGAGCGTTCACCTTCGACAAGTTCATGGACGCGATCCTGCTGGGCGAGCGCCGGATCAGGCAGGAGGACGCCAAGGTCCTGGGTGAGACGCCCCAGCGCCGCCTGAACCGGCGCGGACGCGAGGCGCCCGTGAACAGGACCGTGTATGGGTCTCCGGTTCGAGGAGGTCGCTGATGCCCGTGATCAGGACCGGTGCACTGTTGGGTGATGTGCTGGGTCGTCTTCTGGCAGAGGACGGCATCAAGGCCGACCTCGCGCGTCAGGGCCTGTCAGAAAAGGACAGCCAGGACGCGACTGCGGCTGCGCTCGCAGGGGGCATGGACGACGGCGTCACGGACGACGACGGAGCCGAAGACGGCACACCGTCGAAGACCATGGACGCCGACGCCGAAGAGCTCAAGACGGGCGAGGTGAGCTTCGACAACATCGTGGGCAAGCTGAACGCGATCCGGTCGGGTCGTTCCTTCCGTGACGATGACATCAAGCATGCGATGGAGGCATACGTCAAGAGCCTCAAGAAGCCCGAGAGAGTCGCGCTGCTGGCCTTCCTGAAGGGAATCGCGCAGATCGTGACGGGAGAGGTCCCGGGACAGCAGGCAGTCGATCCTGCCGATCCTGAGCCCGCGGTCGCGATGAAAAAGAACGGCGTCGACTCAGGCGAGGGCCAGGGTTCAGGCGGGCAGCAGCGCCGTTCCATCAAGCCGAATGTGGTCGTGAAAAAGAGCGGCGGCGCTCCTTCGCCAAAGAAGGCGGAAGACGCGTCCCCGCCCGTTCCGATCCCGATCAAACCTCACCGAAAGTGAAGCCTCGTCGACGTCGCGTCAAGCGTGAACCTGCTGGACCGGCATTGGTGTAAAAAACACCGGTCGCGGTGGTAGTTCCACAGTGCCACCTAAGGGCATTACTTAGTCCAGGCAGCGCACCGTGCTGGTCGCGCGGAGACACATGGAACAACACACACTCCCACTGTTTCGACGCTACGTCTCACTCGTGCTCGTCGAGCGTGACACGGGCACGCGGGTCCAATCAACCAAGGCGTCTGCCTCGACCCGTCGGACCATGCCCCCCACGGGCGTCTGGGTCGACTGGAGCCCACGCAACCCGCACAAGTACCGAGCGGGCGACCGAGACACTGGACCAGGCGAATTGAAGTTGGCCTGGGAACTGGGTGGCGAGATCCAGGGTCACAGCGTCTCGTACGACGTCATCGATGCCCAGGGCAACAAATGGGAGGTCAAGGAACCCAACGCGAGCGACATGATCAGGCCCGGGGTCGAGGGCCGGCGTGCGGTCGAGGGAATCAGGCAGCAGATCGAGGAGATCTGCAGGCAGCTGCGGCAAGGTTTTTCACGCATCGACATGAGCGCCTTGCCCGCGTATGAGTCTGAGACCGGCATCAAGTCCTTCGACGTCGAGGACTTCATCGAGCACGACATTCCGATGGTCATGAACGGGGAGCTGTCACAGGGCCGTATCGTGGGCAAGACCCACAAGAACCCGGTGGGCCTCCTGCAGGTGATGGAGTACGTCAAGCACATGATCGGGGACGCCAATAAGTGCAAGCGCAAGGTGTCATGGAACGGTTCCGAGCGTGAGATCGACGTTGCCACCTACGTGAGGACCTCACGGGAGCTGGGTCTGTCGGACTCTGACATGGGCGTCGAGGTGTGCGACCTGTTCGCGGGCACGTTCTCGCATCCGGCCTTCAGGAAGCCAAGGACCTTCATCAGGGACGTGTGGCTCAGGGGCGTTCAGGCCAGCACTGTCTTCGACAACGTGGCAGGCGTGGTGTTGGTCAGCCCGCAGCAGTTCATGATCGTCCCGCACGCGGAGCTGAACGATCACCTGCGTTTCCTGTACATCTCCAAGGGCGAGCCCAGGTTCGAGGTCATGAGCTGAGCAGATGGGCGGCGCCAGCGGACACCTGTCTCACCTGGTCGAGGACTGGGATCTGACCTTCGACGACCTCAAGGACGTGGTCACCTCGATCGCGGAGGCCAGGCTTGAGGGCGTGTCCGAAAAGACCGACGGCGTCAACCTGGTCTTCACCTGGAACGAGAAAGCGGGCGGAGTCCGTGCTGCCCGCAACTCGTCCGACATCAAGGGGGGCGGCATGGACGCCCCCGCCTTGGCGCGCAGGTTCTCAGGCCGCGGTGTGATCGAGGCCGCGCTGACAGGCGCCTTCGCCGCGCTTGAGCGCGGCCTGAGGGCCATGCCTGCCGACGCTCGGATCGACATCTTCGGTCCGGCAGGCGACAGGTGGTACTCGATCGAGGTGATGTACGCCGAGGCGCCGAACACGATCAGGTACGACGGCAACAACGTCGTGTTCCACAGGGAGCCCGTTTTCGTCGTCGACCCTGCGACCGGCCGGCCTATCAAGGAGGAAGGCCTGGGCGGCACGCGGCTCGCGCGATGGATCGACACGATGCGTGCCGGGACCCGTGAGACGGGATGGACGCTGCATCCCTGGGCCGCCGTGGAGCTCCATCGCCTCGTGGACGGGACTGTGATGGCGCAGGCCCTGTCCGGGCTCGATGCCGCCATGGCCCAGGTCCGCTTGGACGACGGCGCCACGATCGGCGAGTACGTCCACCGCAGGATCGAGTCGATCTTGGACGAAGAGTCGAACATGACCCTTCCGGACGCGCTGCATGCCGCGCTCGCAGCGAGGATCGCAGGCGTGCCTGGAGCACCAACCCTGACGGCCATCAAGAAGATGGCACCTGACATGTACGCCACGTCGAAGGCGCTGGTGGATGACGAGCGCAGGCTGGTCGAACAGGCGTTGGCCCCGCTCGAGCGCACGATGCGCCAGTTCGCGGTGGGCGTGCTCAGGGGTGTCAGCTCCCTCTTCGTCAGCGATCCCTCGGCCGAGGCCGCGCGCCTTCGAGCTGCCACCGCGAAGGCCATGACGGCCCTAGGGCGCTCGCGCGCGCCCCAGGCGAAGGCCATCCTCGCTGCCGTGCAGGACAAGCTCACGCGCCTGGACGACATCAGCCCGATCGAGGGCATCGTCTTCATGCACAAGGGCAGGCCTTACAAGCTCACGGGTGCGTTCGCACCGATGAACAGGATCCTCGGGTTCTTCACGCACGAGGGTGGAGCTGGGCTCGTCGAGGCACGTCGGCGCCTGATGGCCGAGGGCGGTCACTCGTTCTCAGACGTTGGGCCTGTGACGAGGGCAGGGTTGCAGGCAGCCTGGCCAGAGATCGAAGGCCTCCTGGTCCGTGCAGGCGCCCTGAAGATCACGCCCATCGGCACGACATGGAAGAAGGACCCGATGGGCGACGTCGACCTCGCGATGGAGCATGCGGGCGGCAGGGAAGGCCTGTACGCCGCGCTCGTCGCTGCACGCCCAGGCATCGAGCTGCGCAGGGTGGGCTCCAACATCGTGAGCATCGCGTTTCCGCTGGAGTCCGGCGCGGTCCAGGTGGACGCGATGGTCGGCGACGTCGGGCTTCTAGGCTGGACGCGCTACGGGCCTTCACCCGTGAAGGGTCATCCCGAATATTCGACAGTGAAGGGTGTGGTCCGAAACATGCTGTTGGACGTCATCGCACGTCATGCGTCTGGGCGCGCGTTCCCAGGAAAGCAGGGCGAGCTCGATCGCGAACGCTACGTGGTCGACTCCGACAGGGGCCTGCACCGGGTCGTGCAGGCGCGGAGGCCCAACAAGCAGGGCGGTCACACGGCATGGCGCACGGTCGAGCGTGAGCTCGTGACCGACCGGCCCGACGAGCTCGTCTCTGTCCTGCTGGGGCCTGGGCACAGGGCCCAGGCCCTCCGACGCTTCGAGGAGCTCGCGGCGGCATTGCGGAGGTCGGAGACCTTCGCATCCGAGCTCGACCAGATGGCCGAGGAGCTCGTCGAGAAGCTCAGGGAGCGCGTGAAGGAACGTGGGCCCGATGCCCTGGGCGCGCCGCTCGAGCGCCTCGAGGCCTTCGTCAGGCGCGAGCTATCGAGCGCCTGACGAAGCTCCGCAGGAGTTCCTCGTTCGTGCGATGGGCCCGCAGGACCTGCCAGGCCCGGTCGGCGTCCAACCAGGCTGGCATGCCTGCCCTGAACGCGTCCAGGTCCCCATCCGCCAGCGCCTTCCGCATCTCTGTGCCTGACGTGATCCTGGGCGGCGTCCGAAACGAGATCCTGCCTGAGGCCTGCAGACCGCTGGCATACTTCGCGAGCGCTGCCGGACCGAAGCGTGCCGCGGTGTCGCGCTCGTCCCCATAGATCGCGAACGAGTCGGGCGAGCCCGACTCGTTCGCGGCGCCCAGGGTCGCCCAGATCCTGGCCATCGGGTTGCTGGCATATTCGATCGTGACGTTCGTGGGCAGGCCGGGTTCCACCAGTTCCCGCCAGATCGTCGCCATGTCAGTGCCCATGATCGGGAACTCACCGGGCCGGCGTCGGTCCGCGAGTGACACGAACACGAGCACCTCGTCGCACTCGCTCGCTGCCATCTGGATGATGCTGTCATGGCCTGCCGTGAACGGCTTTGCGCTCATGGCCACCAACCCGATCCGCCTTGGTCTGTCCGCACGCATCTGGCCTAGCTATACCACGCACTCGACGCCGCATGACACGTCGACGTGCCCAGGGTCCAAGATGCAGATCAGGCTGGGCGCGCTCCGCGCCATCGTCCGTCGTGCTCTCTTTGAGGGCGGGCTCAAGGTGCCCGCCGACCGCAGGCGCGACCTCACGCCTGCGCTGGTCAGGCAGGCCTCACGTGCCTACGAGCGCTTTTTGGCGGGATGGAACGCCTGGCTCGAGGAGCACGGCACCGAGCCAGTGCAACCCGTGCGCGCCTCAGGCTCTGCCACCCACGCGGCGGCTGACGAGGTCGACAGGCCCGACGCGACCTACGGCGACATCGATTACCTCGTGTCGCTGCCCGTGGACGCCTCCAAGGGAGATCGCAGGGCGGGCCAGGCCGCGTCGCTGCGCAGGTACACGGAGCTCATGGCCAAGTACCTGCGCGAGGAGTCGCCCGAGGGGGTCGACGTGGACCTGACGCTGGGCACAAAGCGCTCCGGCGGCTCAGGGTCGGACCCGCTCAGCGTCATCCTCGTCATGCCCGACGGCGGCCTGGTCCAGGTGGACACGGTGGTCACGCACCCGCACAGTGCCGAGTGGGCCGCAGGCCGCTACACGCCTGAGCGGGGCATCAAGGGCTACGTGACGGGCAACCTGTACGCGGCCCTGGGCGACTTCCTGACGCTGTCGATCGGGGGAGAGGGCGTGCTGGCACGATACCGCGGGAAGGAACGCGTCCCGTCCCGGTTCAGGACGGGGGTCGACGTCAGGACCGTGTCGACCAGCTTCAGGACCTTCCTGGCCGACATCGCGGAGCACCTGCTAGGCCCGGGCTACACGCCTGACCCAGTGCTGCGACGGCATCCGGGCCTCGATCCCGACAACGTCACGGTGGCCGACCTCGCGCACGGGATCGTGGGCCTGGCCAACACGCTCGACGCAGCGGGCGCGTATGACAGGGACGAGATGCTCGCGCAGGTCCTGCATGGGTTCGAGACGGGCCTGGCCGACAACGTCAGCAAGAAGGCCGGGCGCGACCTGGCCCTCGACAAGGAGCGCGCCCTGCGCAGGCTCAACGACCAGCAGCTGGAACGGGTCCGTCGCATCTTCGACGGGGCCCACGCTTAACCTGCGAAACAACATGGTGGTTGCCATGGCACGGGTTTCATGGGTTCTCTGGCACCGATCACGGCGTGGTGTCGTGCGTGAGGCGCGCGGCGTACGATGGGCCCATGCGGACCGCTAGCAGCGACGACGATCATGTCAAGCCGAGGGGCGGTGACAGGGTCTTCGTCGGCAACGACCTCGGCACGGTACTCAGGCAGGAGTGGAAGGCCGACAAGCCCGACGGTGCGCCTCGGGGCCAGCGCACGTGGGCCGTCGTGCTTGACACCGGCAGGGTCATGCACTTGTCGGCATCAAACATCGTGCCAGCTCCGCCCAGGTCCCCGCCCGCGCCCGCCGGGCTCGTCGAGCAGGTGAATGCCGAGCATGCGTCGCGCAGGGCCTCGCTCGAGGCCCTGAAGACGAAGCGTAGGACCCTGTCGTGCGGATGCCTGACGTACCGGGCAGGACCAGAGGGCCCAGAGGTGCTGTTGGTCAAGCCGTGGCTCAAGAAGCCCACCTGGGGCGTTCCCAAGGGGCACGTGCACGAGGGCGAGGACCCACGGGACTGCGCGGTCCGCGAGACGCTCGAGGAGACAGGGCTCGCGGTGGTGGCCGAGGAGGAGCTGCCGCCCACCCGGACCGAGTCCTTCGACGAGGACAAGACCGTCAGGGTCTTCTTGGCCCGGCCTGCCGTCGGATCGACCGGATCCGAGGCCCGGGTCGCTGACGGCGAGAACGTGGCCGTGCGTTGGCATCCGGTCGACCGGCTGCCGCCCATGCACGCGTACCAGGTCTCCGTGATCGCAGCGGCACTGCCTGCGATCAGGGCCAAGCTCGCGGCCTAGTTACGGCATGGCTAGACGCCTGCGTGAGGCAGCCAAGAACATCGAGACCGCGACCCGGCATGGACATGCGCTGTCCACCAAGGAGCCGCGCCTCGTCGAGGACGATGGCGGCGTGGGCGACCTGTACGGCGCCTCCATGGGTGAGATGCCGTACGGCATGCACTTTGGCAGCCCCGACAAGCTGTATGCGACCTTCGTGAAGCCCTTCACGGACGTCGTGAAGACCGCGGCGGGTAAGACCGCCGAGCTGTCGGCCCGGGCACAGTCGGCCGTCAAGGTCGCCTTCGAGGCAGCCGCGACGACGCTGGTGCCTGCGCTGTCGAGCGACTACGCCGACATCTTCGCCGAGGAAAAGCGCAGGCTGGACGCGATCAGGCAGCGCTACTCGGACGTCTATGGGGCCACGAAGGGCGCGCTGCTGGGCAACGACGTCATGGCGGCAGCGTTCATGTTCGCGCCCTGGGCCTTTCTGAGCGCGGGCATGGTCGCGCGTTCCCCCGGTGCGGCGCTTGCCGTCATCAACGTGCTCGGCGGCGGCAACCCTGCCGTCGAGCGCTTCGTCGCCCGCGTCAAGCAGACGTACGGGCACGGAGGGTCAGGCAGCGGCGACAAGTGGTCACGCCGTGAGGACCCGGGCATGGACACGTGGGCGTTCGAGGGCGGGGTCTTCCTGGGTCATGTCATCAGCGAGGACGCGGAGGCACAGAAGAGGCCCGCGCTCGCGCAGGTGCTGACGAGCAGGAAGGTGCGGGCCGCGTTGCGGGATTCGCCCGTCGCTCGCCGTCTGGCCCACGACGGCCAGACGGCGATCAAGAAGACGCTACGCGACGTGGTCGCGAAGGCCAAGGTGGTGCTCAGGGCCCGCAGCTTCGAGGACGTGGAAGGGGTCGTGGGCCGCAGGCTGCCCGGGCTCGACAAGCTGCGAGCCCTGCAGGGCCAGGAAGCCGACGCCGCGCGGGAGGAGGTCCTGCGTCGCGTCAGGGCCGCCATGAAGAAGGTGTACGCGGCCAACCTCACCGCGCAGGCCGAGGCCGCCTTGAAGGCAGGCCTGCCCAAGGACCATCCCTACGTCAAGGCATACGTCGACGCTGTGCGGACCATCGAGGCACTGTGAGATTTACTGTCTACTGTCACCTCTGCATCAAGACGGGAAAGCGCTACATCGGTTGGACAAGCCGTGACATGATGGCTCGCTGGAAGATGCACGTAGCAGCTGCGAAAAGCGGTTCGACGACAGCATTTCACCGAGCGATTCGAAAGCACGGTGATGATGCCTGGATCCACGTCCTGCTTGAGACATTCGACACTGAGCTCGAGGCAAAAGCAGCAGAGGTAGATTGGATCGCTGCAACACGAGCCAACGGTACCCAGGGCTACAATGAGACCAGCGGCGGTGATGGTACGTGTGGATATGCACACTCAAAAGCGACTCGCGAAAAGATCGGCGACGCCAAGCGAGGTCGTGCAGTGAGCGCAGAGAGTCGAGCAAAGATGCGTGCCGCTGCCATAGGACGAAAGCTCAGCAGAGAAACTCGACGGAAGATCAGCATGGGAAGCACGCAGGTCATGACTGATCCGTCTGTGAGAGCGAAGATCTCTGTTGCCTTGACGGGTCGAGCGTTGACAGCAGAGCACAGAGCAAACATCTCCTCTGGCAAGAAGAAACAGGCGGCGCACAGCATGCTACAGTCATGTGACGAGGTGATCTAGTGGCCAAGTGTGCTGTGAACAAGATCGAGGCGATGGACCCAGCGGAGCTCGATGAGCTCAAGAAGGCCGTCAAGGAGTACGTCGAGCGGCGCGACATGCTCGAGGGCCAGATCGACGGCATCAGGGAGGACATGCGGACCCTGGACGACGAGTTCGCCGAGAAGGTGGACCTGAAGACCCTGAAGAGCGTCATGCGGATCCTGAAGATCGAGAGCGAGATCGCGCACAGGGACGCGGCCGACACGTTCCGCGAGGCCCTTCAAGGCCCCGAGGAGTGATCCGTCGGGCCGCGGGCCCAGTAGGATCAAGAGCGATGGCGACCTCGAGGAAAAGAAAGGCCTCCGACCGCAGGAAGACGCGGCCTGAGCACGTCGACACCAGGCCCAGGCCTGTCGCGAGCCTCAGGCTCACGGCGGCGGACGCCGTCCACATGAGGGACCTGTTCGGGATCGTGCTGCCGCCGGACGGCTCACGGACCGTGAGCCAGTCCCTCGCCACTGCCACTGGCAGGTCGATCGTGGAGTCCAGGCTCTGGCACAAGCTACAGCAGGTGTGCGTGGAGCTGGGAGTCCCGCTGGGTGATGCGGCCCCTGACTTCGTGGTCGTGCCCACGTCGGTGCCCATGCCCGAGCTCGCAGTCCAGCGCTTCGATGCCGCCGGGCAGGAGGCGGATCCGGGGGCGCCCCCGGATCCGAGCGCGTTCCTCGACGTCGTCCTGGAGCAGGCTGAGCCCAGCCCAGAGACGCCTTCTTCCTCCAAGAAGAGGTCCCGATGACGCAGGACTGGCAGTTCTCGGTGGGCCAGGTGCTGTTCCTCGTCCTGCTCCAAGAGCAGGACGTGGTCGCGGTCCAGGTGATCGAGGAGAACAGGCGCACGGTCCTGGGCGGGGGCACACGTACCGTGTACACAGCGCAGCTCAGCGCGGTCGAGGATGGGTCCAGGTTCGAGCTCGATCCAGCAGTGCACGAGGCCTTCGACAGCAGCACGAAGCTCCAGCAGGCGCTGCGGCAGCGAGCAGTCGCTGCGGTGGATGCGCTGGTCGAGCGCGCGGTGGAGGCCTCGCGCCGCGCGTTTCCTGGCGCAGAGAACGAACAGCCACCCAAGCATGAGGAAGCAGTGCTGCTGGAGCAGGGCACACAGGGCACGACCCTGATGCAGCTGCCGGACGGCGCAGTCGTCAAGGCAAGGATCAAGGGCCCGACCGGATCCTGAGAGGAAGGGCCAACCAAATGTCGGATCGAAAGGTGCACGTGGTGATGGAAGAAAAGATGGACTCGGACGGGGGCTGCTGCGACAAGCGTGCCGGACACTGGCCTGGCACGATCGAGGTGAGGTTCACCCCGGATGAGGTGCTTGCGCTGTATGCGCTGCTCGTGCAGCGCATGGACGACAAGCCGTGCGGATCGCTCGAGTGCTCGGACGAGGACGATCCGTCCGTTCCCCTGTCCCAGGCCCTGTCTCGGATCAAGGCACGGTTGCTGCTGAGCATGCAGGTCACGGCGGCTCTGGCGCGCAACAGACGGACCCGGCCTCTCACAGAGCTGATCTCGGCGGCGCTCGCCGAGGGCCGCGACCAAGAGCATGACATCATCACGCAGGAGCTGCGCAGGCGCTACCTCAGGGGGCAGCAGCTGAAGATCGACGCTCTACGCGATCAGCATGCAGGGATCGACCAGCAGGCCCAGGAGGGTCAAGCCCAGGAGAGCATCGAGGTGGGCCAGCTGGCGGACGACGCGATGGTCGAGGTGGACCTCGACCCGTTCGGCGACGACGAGCCCGTCCGAGAGTATCCGCGGCGTCGCCCGCCCGAGCCCGTGATGCCGGCCATGCCTCGTCGCCGTGCGCGCCGCCGCGGTCGTGCCCATCACGCGGGCCCTGCCCAGGTGTAAACGCACGCACGGGGGTGCTATATCTACCGTGTCTGGGGCTGACATAGACTCGACAGGGGAAGAAAGGCGCATCTGCGTGCGGGCGGCTCCTGATCCGCCATGACCAATCGGGAAGAATCAGCTGCGAACGACAACAGCACTGCTGCTCCGGCGCATATCCGTAGGATCGCTGCCTGAGCTGTCCGGCGGAGAGATCGTCCTGGTATTCGCGCACGGGCATGAACCACAGGGCTGGATCACGCGAGGACGTCCTCGATAGCGTGGTCGAGATCAGCGAGGGATAGGCCGCGGCCGAAACCGCGGGCCCAGTCGCAGGGGATGCTGCGACCATGCACGTGGACGAGGATGTGACTGATTGACTCTTGGACCCCGGGGCAGTACCGGGCAGCTCCACCAGTTTCGAACAGAGAGGGAAACAATGTCAGCAACGTCTGAAATGCTTCACAAGCAGATCGTCCTCTTGGATGAAGCGCTGGCTGTGCTCAGAGCCAACGGCGGCACAGACGGACAGATCGCACAGATGGAGCAGGACCGTGCCTACTATGCGCAGAAACTGCAGGCCTCGCAGGCCGCGCTGACCGAGGGCAAAGGAGTTCAGCTCCTGAAGGGCTGAGGACGCAAGGGAGGGAACGAAGATGGGCCAGCAGAACCAACAGATGCAGCGAGTGGACCTCATGGCACCCATGGCCGCTGTCCGCCCTGGGCCGGCGCCGCTCGTGATCCGTGCCATCGTCACGAGCGCGCGGGGAGGCATGGTCGAGGGCGTGCCGGCCAGCGCGCAGCACCCGGAGACCTACGTGCTCCTGAGCGCGCTGCCAGCAGAGCTCAGGACGCGGGTGGGGCTCGCGGTCCAGGCCCTCGTGGCAGGCATGTAAGAGAGCCGATCCACGATGGCGATCGACGTCGGCACCACGACAGTCACGACCCCGCCTGAGGTCTTCTACTACCACAAGACCCGATTGAAGTCCGGCTCGTGGACTGTGACGCAGTCAAGCGACGGCACCACGTTCAACGCGAGCGGCGACCAGATCACGAGCGGCAACGCAGGAGCCGGCGGGTGGGACAACGATTTTGCCTGGGCCGTTCTTAGGGATCCAAGCGGTGTCGTTCAATGGCTGTTCCAACGTGGTGGCGGCGGCGACAATACCACGTGGTACATCTCGCGATCACCTGCCTCGGGTTTCACCGGCGGCGGGGCGACGACGCGTCCGTCCGCCTCTGATGAGGAGACGTTGGTCTCGAGCGGCATCTTCTTGGGCGGGCCCTATGACGTGGTCTCAGGCGTGCAGACGTCATCGCCCTGGGCGTTCTACGTCTACACCACGAACTCAGGCTACCCTGAGCCCGACGTCAGCGTCATGTACCAGCCCATCTCAGGCGGCATCGGCACGAGCCCTGCTCTTCTTGCTGCGAGCGCCACGGGCCTACCTGAGACAGGGTTCACCTACGGCAGCGGGCTGGCGTTCGTCAGGAACTTCGAGGCCATGATGACCAGCATCGATGCCGCGCTGACAGCGGGCACCGGATCGGGCGGAGGCGCCACGGGGTCAGTGGGGCCGGCTCCCTCCATCACGTTCATGCCCTCGTCTGGTAGCAGCAGGCTGGTTGCCGACTCCGTCGACGTCACGATTGTCATGAGCGGGACGTTTCCTGTCTCGTGCTCAGCGATCTGGATCTCGAGCGGGTCCGCTGATTCGTTGCTGGCCTGGGATGGCACAGGCTTCGTGGGCAGGTTCACGACGGGTTCGTCGACCACGTCTGTGGCGGGCGGCTCACGCTTCACGATCAAGCCTGACTCGGGCTGGTTCGCGTCGTTGGTGGCGATCGACGCGATCGCCACCAACGTCAGCGGTGCCGTGGCACGTGCGCACTCTGCGTACCATGTCACTGACTTCGTCGCGGGCACGCCGCCCTATGTGTCTTTCTCGCCCAACGGCGGGGCGATCGGGCGAGGCGCGCAGATCACCATCGACGTCACGGCGTCGGCCGGGCTCGAGTCGGCCATCTGCACTGCCGCGCTGGCCGACGGCAGCACGGTCATGGTGTTCTCGGGCTCTGTCTTCGGCGACCAATTCGACGTGAGCAGCACGAGCTCCGCGTTGTCAGCAGGCAGGCGCTATGCCGTGGTCCATGACCAACCTGGGTGGACGTCGAGGACATTCACGCTGGCGGTGGCGGCTGTGGACGCGTCAGGCCAAACGACGTCGCGGGCTGCGGCCTTCGACGTCACAGACGTGAGGGCAGAGCGCAGTCCAGACGTCCGCCGGCTCAGGAAGGTCTATCCGCTCAGGCGAACGTGAGGACGACCGACGATCGGCGCATAGCTATGACCGTGCGCTTGTTGAAAGAAGGCGTCATCGGCGACGACGTGCGGACGTGGCAGGAGCGGCTCAGGCACGAGGGCGCAGCGCTCGTTGTCGACGGAGTGTTTGGACCCGTCACGAGGGCCGCGACGCAGGCGTTCCAGCGTAGGCACGGCCTTGAGCCAGACGGCGTCGTGGGTCCAAAGACACGATCGGCCCCGGGCTGGTCCTGGCCCGCGGCCCCCGGGTTCGGCCCTCTCTCGGACGAGGCACGCCGGGCGCTCTTCGGGGAGTTCGCATACGAGTCCGCGCCGTCTGCCTCGAACCCAGGCGGGATCAGGATCGTCGGGCCGTGGCCTGCCCAGAACATCGTCGTGGTGAGGGTGCCGCAGCTCGTGGGGGTCGACGGCGCGGCACATGACGGCGCCGTCATGTGCCACAGGCTCGTGGGTCCGCGGCTCCTGGAGCTGTTCGCGGCCTGGGAGGCCGCGGGCCTGCGTGGGAAGGTGCTGTCGTGGGCAGGCATGTGGGCCCCCAGGTTCGTCCGTGGGTCCACGAGCCTGCTGTCGAACCATGCCTGGGGCACTGCCTTCGACATCAACGCGGCTTGGAACCCGATGGGGCGCCAGGGCGTGCCGCCCTGGGCCCCGGGCTCTGTGGCCGAGCTCATTCCGATCGCGAACAGGCTGGGTTGGTTCTCGGGCTCCCACTTCGCGAGTAGGCCCGACCCGATGCACTTCGAGCTCACGAGGGTGTGACTCGACCGCCTGCGATCTAGCTGTGTTTTGCCGGTAAAGAGCGTGGTATGGTCCTTGTTCTGGGCGGGCGCTGAGTCCGTTCCAGGGACAGGGAGAAGACACATGACCACGACTCGTCTGTGCGTCACGGTGGTGCTGTGTGCGCTCGGTTTCATCGGCTGTGCCCGGGGCTGGACGTTGGTCGATGACGACGTCGGGACGCAGTGGGCGTCCTGCGTGGGCGGAGCAGGAGGCGGAGGCGACGACGGGATGTTCGACGACTGCGTCGATCCGATGGAAGAAGACCAGGCCGAGGGCCCCAGCACGACCACGACGGTCGACGGGCCGGACGCCGGTTGCGGCTCCTGACGCCCATGCCGTGAGGTTCCAGTGTTCCCTGGGGCCTGGACCTGGTAGCATGCAGGCATGAGCCTGCGATCCCGACCTCACACAGTCATCATCGACGGGCTGAATTACCTGCACCGGGCCTGCGGCTCAGGCATGCCGCTGGCGTCGCTCTTCACGTGCCTGCGTGCGACCGTGGAGCGCCTGGCACCCACGCGCGTGGTCATGGTGTTCGAGGGCAAGCCTGTCGACAGGCTTGCCCTCTTTCCTGCCTACAAGGCCAACCGTCGAGTCGACCCGAGCACGCTGGACGATGAGGGCCGGCGACGGGCCCAGGCTCGCGACGACATGTTGGTCGTCGCGAGCCACGCTGTGGAGCTGGTCAGGCGCTTCATGCCTGTGGCCGTCATGCGCCATCCCAGGTTCGAGGCCGATGACCTGATCAACACGTTGGTCGCACGCGCCTCGACGGCCGTCGACTTCACGGTCGTGTCAAGCGACACAGACTTCCTCCAGCTCCTGGACCGACCGAACGTCAGGCTCTTCAGCGCGCACAAGGACGACTACCTGACGCACGAGCTGGCAGGCGACGCATACGTGCTGTGGAAGGCGCTGAAGGGCGACGAGGGCGACAACGTGAGGGGGTTCGAGGGCATCGGGCCGAAGCGTGCCCTGGAGCTGGTGCGGACCCCGGACGCGCTCGAGCGCTTCCTTGCGGTGGAGGGCCGGAAGGAGAGATTGACCCTCAACTTTCACCTCATCAAGCTGGCGGAGGTGCCTGAGGAGGAGCTGGACGCGGTCGAGTCGTCATGTCCGGTCCGCGACTGGGAAGGGCTGAGGTCCGAGCTGCGTGCCCTGGGCGTGAACAAGGTCACGTCGGATCCGTATTGGTCCAACCGTCTCATTCCCACTTTCGAGCCCCTCTGGGGCAGGAACGACGTCGAACATGGCGAAGATGCGTGACCTCGTCCTTTCTTCAGGCACCTGGGCATTTGCGGTGGGGAGCCAGCACGTGAAGCTCAGGTCGCCCGAGGGCAAGTCGTGGGTCCTGGGCTGCGGTGAGCTGCTGGGCGTGACTGACTGGGACGAGGGCGGCTACGGGATCGGACCTGGAGACGTGCGTCGCTACGTGGAGCACGAGCTCATGGGCATCCCGAGGCCTCCGCCCCCGCCTGCTCCGAGCAGGGAGGAGACGCTGACGAAGACGCTGTTGCTTTTTTTCGAGTACGCGAGGCTGCAGCGTCAAGCACGGCTCGATCCCGGTCATGAAGCCCGGCAGCAGGACGTGCGCGACTTCGAGCGCAAGCACGAGGCCGTGCTGGAACCGCATTGGCGCGCCTGGCAGGCTGCGGACGAGCGACGATGATCGTGCCCATGCATCACGATGCCGGGTTGACGCCCGACGAGCGCCGTCAGGTGGGCATCGCGGCCCTGACCGCGGCCGTGGTCGCGCTGGCGACGGGCCTGGTCAACTGGGGCCTGGAAGAGGCCAAGTCGATCGTGGCACGCAGGCGCGCACGCGGCGATGTGTCTGCGTGCGCGCCAAAGGCGTAGGTTCGTACCATGTTGGCAACCAATGCGTGGATCTCTGTGCAGAAGCTTGCGGAGGCCCGACGACGGCGCACGGGAGGCCTTCGTCGTGTGGGGGACCTGCCCGGTCCCAGTCCCTGCCGCCACAGCGGGCATACGCCGCCGTCCATGATCGTCCTACCCGACGGCGTGTACGAGCACGTGTGCCTGGGCTGCGGGCACACGACGCTGTTCACGGTGCAGCGTCCTCGGCATGATGCCTGCGTCCCAGCGACGTGCGACCTGGGATCTGGCCTGGGCTTCAACCTCGGGTTTTCGCTCGGCCAGGCCCTGGGCCAGTCGACTTGAGCCAGTCCTGCGAAAAGGGCAGGTGCCCGCGTGAGGCAGGCAGGCTGCTGTACCTGATCGCGACCGTGCTGTGGCCGTCATGGCACCGCCCCATACCTAGCGATGGGAGGTCTTCGACATGAGATTTTCGAGGTGGCTGGCCGCGCACGCGGCCTTCTTCGCGGTCGCGCTCGCCTGCGGCACCCTGCAGGGCTGCGTCGACGGTAGGGTCGACCCCGTGCTGGCAGGAGCAGCGGTCGACGCAGCCGGGCAGATCGCGTGCCCGTTGCTGGGCGTCGTGGTCAAGCAGAAGCTCGCGGCCGTCGTCTGCGAGGACGTGGTGGACGCGGTCAAGGACGTGCTGGAGGCCACCGAGGCGAACGTCACGGAGGCTCCGGACGGGCAGCCGCCGCGCTTCAAGCCCCTGGCAGACAACGGCCGCGTGATCGGCCTGGTGCGAGCAGACCTGTCCACCCAGGTCACGCGCGAGCTCGCGGCGCGCCGCGAGGACATGACCCGAGGAATCGCACGATGAGGTCAGACCTCCTTCGTGCCGCCGTGCGGGGGCTCCTGGAGGAGGAGATGATCATCGTGCAGGTCACAGATCGCAACGACGAACCTGGGTCAAAACGTGCGGCTTGCGTGCTGATCAGGCACATGGGCCGCGTGCTCGCGGTCTCACGCAAGCACGATCCCACGGACTTCGGCTGTCCGGGCGGCAAGGTGGAGCCCGGGGAAGACCTGGCCGAGGCTGCCGCGCGCGAGCTGCTGGAGGAGACTGGGCTCACGGTCGATCCGCGCGCCTTGCGGTTCGTCTATGAGTCAGAGGAGCACGACGGCTTCGTCACCACGACCTTCGAGGCCGACTGGCACGACTGCAGGGGGCCCATCCGGACGACCGAGGCCGGCAGGGTCGTCTGGGTGCCTCCCCAGGCCCTGCTCGACGGGTGCTTCGGGCCCTACAACGCCCGCATGTTCATCGCCGCTGGCCTGCAGGCCTGAGGCGCGACGCGCAGTGTTACGGCGCGACGTCGCGCCGTAAATGAACCCTAGCGTCACGCCCAATTCCTCGCGCACCTGCCGTCGTGTCAGCCCTGCGTCGAGGAGCTCAAGCGCCCTGGCCCGTTTTTCGTGCAGAGCAGCGTTGCGTCGACCATGGCCCTCGGAGATGCTTCTCGCGTGCTCGTGGGTGAGAGACCTGCCTACATGCGCCGCAGCCATCTTCTGGCGGGCCTCATCGCTGTGCTGCGTGCCCCACATCGGGTGGCGCTCTCCTGTTCGATTGAAACAGGGCCCGCGCTCACCTCGCATCGAATCCGCGATGCGTCGCTTCGTCTCCTCCGAGTGCGTGCGACCGAAGAAGCTGTTCAGGGGCCCCGTCTTTTGGGACTGCGCGTGGGAGAGCTGCGCGCGGTGGCGTTCGTCCTTGGACTTGCCCGATAGCGCGACCGAGATCTTGCGTCTCGACGTCTCGCATAGCGCGCCGTTCTGTCCGCCCGTCGTGCTGTTGAAGCCGCGCGCAGGATCCGTCGTCCCCAGCAGCTCGATCCATCTGCGTTCCGCACGGTCGAGCTCGCCAGCGTCGGCGCACTGCTCGACCTGTTCGACATCGAAAGCATCGGCGTCGTGCTCGCGGATGGCCGCGTGGAAACGCGTCCGCGAGCCCCGCCGCGCATCGCGGACGTGCGCCCGCCACCTGCTCTCGACCGTACCGCGCGTCTTTCCGACGTAGCACAAGCCCGTTGTGCGGTGCGTCACCTTATAGACGACCATGGTCGTAGCTATGCTGTGGACCCAAGGTCGAACCAAGCGAAATGGGTGTTATCGTGCTCTGCACGATGGTATGATCAATGCATGAGTGTCCTGAAAAAGCTGAAAAAGTGGTGGACATGGTGGCTCGGCGAGCTGCGACCTGGTCGCGACGTGGTGGTCAGGCGTGAGAAGGCAGACTCGGACGCCGTGACGATCAGGATCGTCGAATGGGGCGCATCCGATCTCGTCGTCGAGTTGGCGCACCGTAACGACCTCTACTCGATGACGGCCGTGATGTACGAGCTTTGCGGTGCCGCTGAGATGCGGACCAGGACCAAGATCATGACCGACGTCGTGCTCACGTACACGCCTGCGGGCGGCGCGCCGCAGGTCATCCGCGTGCCTGACTGGGCTGTGCGTCCTTTGTTGACGCGCCTGGTCCTGACCGCGCGTGAGCTGGGTTGGCGCGGGCAATGCCCTCGTCCGGCGACCGCCACCGCCTACAGGTGAGCAAGCGCTCAGGTGTTCCACGCCGGACGGGTGTGGTACATGACCCGCATGGGCGACATCGAGAGGCAGGCGACCCGAGCGCTGCTGGAGGTCTTCAGGGTCAAGGCAGGCGACACGGTGGAGGTGCGCCGGCTCCGCCGGCTCTGCGGGGAGGAACGCGTGCTGTTCCATGGCACGGTCCACAGGGTCACGGTGGACGACCCGGAGGGGATGCTGTACGGCAGGCTCACGGTCCGCGCGTACTCCATGCACAACCGCGCCGACTACAGGCGGTTCGACCTCAACGTCCGGCCCGAGGACGCGACCGAGAACACGTGCGTCGTGACGGTGGACAGGCCCACGAAGCTGGGCCTCGACGACGACCACGGCAGGTTCGGTGCCGACATGTACTACGCGCTCTGGGTCGTCGAGCGATGCCCCTGACCGACGATGGGCAAGAAGATGGTCCCGTCGATCCGACCGGGCAGGGTGCTGCGCGACGTCACCGGTATCGTCGACGACAGGCTGGACGACTGGTGCCACGAGCGCGGGCCCTTCCTGGTCCTCTGGGTCGAATCCAGCGGTCGTTCCGTGCCGTGGGGTCGACGACAGCAGCTTCACACCGCTGTGTGGGGCGCTGCACTGGACAGTCGCGGCACCGTGGTCATGATCGTCGTGCAGGGCCTGTCCCGGGCCGGTCGCGCTCGGGTGCTCGAGCTCGAGGCGCTCGACGCCTCGTGATCCAAGAGGAGCCATGCCCATCAAGCTCGGTTGGTGCCCACCCAGAAGCCCCTACAGCCTGATTCAAGAGGATCTTTTTCCAGACGAGTGGGCCATCCTGGTCGCGTGCGTGATGCTCAACTGCACCCAGCGCCGGCAGGTCGAGCGGGTGCTGCCCACGTTCCTCTCGCTCTGGCCCACCGCGCGGGCCCTGTCTGACGCAGACGTCGCCGACGTGTCTGCTCTGGTCACGCCCCTGGGCTTCGGCAACAGAAGGGCAGTGACCCTCATCGGGCTTTCACGGGATTACCTGAGGCCCGGTTGGGTGGACTCGCGGGACCTCCTGGGCGTGGGCCAGTACGCTGGCCGGGCGCACGACATCTTCTGTCGCGGCATCATCGGCGATGAACCCCCGAGGGACCATGCGCTGGTGCGCTACTGGGAGTGGCTGGGCAAGAAGACGCGGGCGCTGACGCGTGTGGGTGCTCATGGTGCAGGCTCCTAGAAAATTCTGCGAGCACGATCTGCTGCCAGGCCGGGCGCTCGACACGCTGTGGTTCGGGATGCCTGCCCCGCTCGTGCTCTCGTCCGTGCCGGCGACGCCGTCCAAAAATGCCCACATGCTCGAGACCACGACGCGTCGTGTCGTCTGTGCCAGGATGTGCATGCTGCTCTGGCAGGATGGTCCCACGCACAGCAGGCTGACTCTCTTCTCCGACGGGGAGCTGTTCGTCGAGCCGGGCACACGGTGAAAACTGCGCCCTGCCATGCATTACAGTCGCCTGAGGCCATGAACGACGATCCCGTTGCCGACAAGGCTCCTGTCGAACACATCGACGATTTCGTGCCCGAGCACTCGCATGTGCTGCGCACCCTGCTTGAGGAGCTGGCATGGGAGCGCAGGGGCGACACGCCCAGGCATGAGTACTACTGCAACGACTATCCTGACCCGTACGTGTACGGTCGCGGCAGGGGCCGTCGCCTGTACGTGCCCTCGCCCTGGCACCCAGCGATCGTCGCCGTCAGGACCGCGCTGGAGGCGCGGACGGGCACTGCCTTCGAGGTGTGCTTCTTGAACCGCTACGACGACGGCTCGGACCACCTGGGCTGGCACGCGGACGACTCGCCCGAGATGGACGACGCACGGCCCATCGCCGTGGTCAGCCTCGGGGCGGCGCGCGAGATCTGGTTCCGACCCAAGCCTCCCGCACTCGTGGAGGCGGAGGGCGACAGGCGCGACGGGGCGGTGCCCGACCGTCGCGGGATCGAGCGGATCGGCGCCGGACGCCGCGTCGACTCAGGACCCACCGAGCGCCTGCTCCTCACGGGAGGGAGCCTGTGCCTGATGGCGCCGGGCATGCAGGAGGCATGGCAGCACAGGATCCCGAAGGCGAGCCGGCCATGCGGGCCCAGGGTCTCGCTCACCTTCAGGGGCTACTCCCGGACCCGAGCAGAGTGGGCGCCGTTGGACGTGCGCCGGGAGGCACCGTGATCTCAGGCGTCCTTGAGGCCCTGAGGACCGCGGGCTGCATGAGTCACTCATGCCGCATCATGCCCCCGCGTGGGCAGGGCACCAACGGCCCGTGCCGTTGTCTCGACGGCATGGATCCTGAGCGCAGGCGCGCGCTGGGCCATGCCCTGGCCCAGGTCCGACTCGCGTTGGGCGTCATCCAGCATGCGGTGACGTGTTGCGACAAGCCTGACGAACGTAAGATGGGACCCATGAGGACATTCGAGCACAAGGACGAGCGCTCGGTCGACCGGGACGAGGTCGTCAGAGTCGCGGACAGGCTGGGATCGCTGGGCTGGGAGCTGGTCTCCGTCACGGTCCCGCCTGTCCAGTCCGCGGGACCGCACAGGTGTGACCTGTACTTCAGGCGCGAGGTCGAGTCCCGACCCAGGGTCGAGCGAACGCACGCGGTCGGCATGATCTCGGCACCGAACAGCGCGTGCGCGGCTCACTGACAGATTCGATGCCGTGTTTGGTGGGTCCGGACCGTGGTAGGTTCGACCATGATCAGGCGCAAGCTGCCCGGCACCGATAAGAAGTCAGACGAGCCCCGCCTGGGCCCGGCACCCAAGAAACTGCACAGAAACGTCCACGTTTCGTCCCTGCCTGACGGCGTGGTCCTGAACGCGAACCAGGACGGCTTCCGGCTCGACGCCAGGCAGGGCGATAGGCTGGTGGTGTTGAAGCACTACGGCACCGTGCGGGAACCGCTCGTGTGCGAGGTCCTCAGGGTCGAGGTCGACGAGGCGGACCAGGGCTACGGCCTGGTCGAGACCTGGAACGAGACCGAGGGTTGCTGCTTTTGCTTCACGCCCATGGAGGCTGCGCTCAAGCCCGACCTGCTCACTGTCAAGCTGCTGGCGGGCGCCCGGACGGTGCTCGGGTGATCAAGTCCGACACTGACATGGATGATCCTGATCCTACACCAGGAGACCTGGCGCGCACCGTCTATCCCTGGCACCCGGCGCGTGCCTGGTGTTGGCCTCGAGGATCATGTGGCAGAATGCCCCAGGCTGGCTGTGCCTCGTGCTCAAGGCGGGCCAGTCACGGCCTGAGATCATCTCCAAGGCATGGGTCAAGTAGGCCCGGAGAGGTTCCGATGAAGCGTGACTTCCCCATCCCGCGGCGCGGGCTCAGGCCCGGCGCAGTCGTGCGGTGGTCGACCTGGGCGATCCACGGCGCGAAGGACCACGTCGGCCTGCTGGTCTCACGCGGCGACCCAGCGTGCTCCGTGCTGGATGCGTCTGGCAGGCTGACAGACATCATTCACGAGGGTCTCATGGTGGTCCACGGGTTGAAGAACGGCAGAGCCACAACGTAGTGTTGCTGCTCATGGAGCACGTTGACCAAAGCAGGGATCGACGTCCTCGGCCGGATGAGTCCCTGTGTGAGTACATCGACCGCATGATCGTGGGCGTCCGCCCGCGCGTGGGCCACGCGGAGCCCCGGACAGATGCGCCCATGTACTGCGATGTGGCCTACGTCTGGGCACCCTACGTCCCAGTCTTCGTGGCACCATGGCTCACGAGCTGATCGACGTCGTGGGTTGGGCGGAGCTGCCGTGGACGCCGCCCACGGACGTTGTGCTGCTCGCGGTCGGGGGCTCGCGCAGGCGCGACACGGCCGCGGACCGGGACCAGGTGCTGCTCGCGGTGGTCGACAGGGTCGAGCGCGCGCGGGATCGGCCTGTCGTCCTCGTGTCGGGCGGATGTGCCCAGGGCGCGGACCGGAGCGCAGAGCTGGTCGCGGCAGCGATGGGCCTGACCATGATCAGGTTCCTGCCAGAGCCTGCACCAAAGGGCTCAGCGCGCTGGGTGCACACCGCGCTGCTTCATGCTCGAAATTCCCGCGTCGTGGGCCTGGGTCACGACCTGCTCGCACAGGTGGCTGCCGATAGGACGGGCGGCACGGAAGACGCCGTGAGGAAGGCACACGCCCTGGGCAAGACCGTGACGCTGCTGTTGCCTGACGGGGCGATCGTCGTGGAGTCCCCGCCTGTGTCGAAGCGACGGTCACGTGGTGTACCTCTGATGACAGGAGACACGAGAAGATGATCTGTCGACACGCCCCTGGCGATCCCAACTGCGGTTCCAACCGGCCTCAGATCTCCTATGCACCCACCGTGTACGGGAGCGACAACAGCCCAAGACCGGACGAGTTCCAGGTCCAGCGGGTCGAGTCCGTCGGACCGCACATGGTGCTCGAGGTCCTGTACCCGAGCTGCCGTCGCTGTGCTTACGAAGGCCGCAAGGTGCTGGTGCTCCTGAACACCACGGCCGCGGCGGGAATGCGGTGGCGCAAGATGGACCCGCACTTCGCAGACCCCAAGAAGGCCGCCCAGCGCGGGCCCGACGAGGCGCCTGCCCCCGCGGCCCGCTTTCCCGCCTCGCCCGAGGGCTGGCAGGACGCCTTGGACTACGCTGCTTTCAAGGATCCGACCAGGGGCGGCCAGCCGGTCATGCACCCCCGGCAGCGCTGATGCGCAAGCATGAGGTCGTCCGGACCGGCAACACCGGGCGCGGTCGCAGGTTGAGCCCGGGCATGACGTGCACGTACATCGCGTCCGTGGCACCAATGCCCGTGCTGGTGCTGGCGGTGGACGACGATCCCACGGATACTTGGGTGACTGTTCTGCGTGCAGGCGAGACGCTGCTGTCGCATGTTGCGCCCGCCTGGTTGCATCCCCTGCGGAGCAAGATGCGGCTGTAGAAGCCTCTGCCCACGCGCTATGTTCCTGTGCATGACGCAGGAACCCATCGTGGTGGGACCGGCCGAGGATCACGATGCCGCGCACGAGTACGCGGTCTACATGGTCGAGGCCAAGCGCAAGGTGTATGGGCACACGTACCTCGGCGCCCGCTGGGAGCTCGCCCTGGCGAGGCACTTGGGTTCGACCGTGCTGGAGCGGTGCCGTGAACACCTGGCGCGCGTGGGCGCGCACCACCCCGAGGACTTCTGGCTCGACTTTCGGGCCGGCGGGCTCGCGATCGACGCCAAGTCAACCTTCTCGCGCAGGAGACCGCACTCGCGCAATAACCTGCTCATCACGCCTGGTCACCTGCGTCCGCACGTCGCGTACGTGTTGGGCGACGTGCTCGGTCCAACGGATGGTCCATGGCCAATCAGAGGCGTGCGAAACTACGACCTGTGGTTCGAGGCGCCGGGCTGGACCATGGGCCTGCCCGAGCTCTTCAGGCCCTGCGAGATCCCGGGCATCGAGGGCCTGCTCATGATGGAACGTCGATGCCTGCGTCCGCTCTCGGAGCTGGTCGAGCTCGCCCGGGAGACCGAGGGCTCGCTGTGGACGGAGCCGCCCGGTGCCTGAGGTTCAGCGTCCGGGAGAGACATGGCTGATCGGGCGTTATCGAACCCGTGAGCTGGGCCTCGTCCTTGCCGTACGATCGACGGGAAAAGACGACGACGCAATGGACGTTGTTTTGGTGCTGCTCAGCTCTGGTCATGTCGAGAACGTATGGGAAACTGCGTTCTTGCGCAGGCTCATGCCAGGAGGACGGCATGCCCGGTGAGCTCTTTCGGTGGGACATGAACGGACTCGCCCTCGTGCTCTGGACGGACACACGCAGGGGCGTGCCCGCGGTGGTCGTGCTGGGCATCCTGCCCGAGCACTACGGGGTCTCGGCGGGCAAGACGAGGATCATGACGGTCGCGATCGAGAACCTCAGGGGGCCCGTCGGCCGACGGGCCCCGCGCGGAGAAGACGATGCCCGAGGGGCCTGAGCTCCGGCACAGCCGGGACGCGCTGCAGCAATTCGTGGGTCTCCGGGTCCAGGACGCCAGGACGGCGGGCGGCCGCTACGTGACCACGCCTCCCGTGGGCTTCGCGGAGTGGACGTGGGCGTCCGATCCGGACGCCCGCCTGCTCGAGGTCGACGTGAAGGGCAAGTTCATGTGGTGGCGCCTAGGTCGCCTGCACGACGCGCCCGCGGACCGCTGGCACCTGTTCTGCACCTACGGCATGACGGGCGGGTGGACCACGCTTGAGCCCACCCATCCCGCCTTCGTGTTTGAGCTGGAAGGCGGAGTCCGGCTGTCATTCGACGACGTCCGGCACTTCGGCACCCTGAAGTTCGTGGAGGGGCAGGCCGCGCTCGACCGGAAGCTCGCGTCGCTCGGGCCTGACATGCTGGCCGCGCCCCCGGGACCCGAGGAGTTCGCGCTGCGGATCCTGCGACGTCCCAGGGCCACGCTGGCAGAGGCCCTGATGGACCAAGGCACGATCAGCGGCGTGGGCAACTATGTGAAAGCAGAGTCCCTGTGGCACGCGCGGTTGTCGCCCCACAGGGTCGTCCACAGGCTCAGAACGCATGAGATCGTGGCGCTGCATGAGGCCATCATAGCGGTGCTGCGTGAATCGTATGCCCTGGGTGGTGCCACGATCGAGTCCTATCGCGACCCGGAGGGTAAGGTGGGTTCCGCCACCTCACGCTTCATGTGCTATGCGCGGAAGCACGATCCAGACGGGCTCGCTGTGGTCGCCGAGGAGACTTTGGACGGACGCACCACGTGGTGGTGCCCAGAAAGGCAGAAGTGATGCATCCCTACAGAGACCAGGGAGGGCTTGATGGTCCTCTTGGCGCACCGGGCGACCTCGCGCCCAGGATCGTGTGGGAGGGCGCGATGCTGCCCCCGAACGAGAATTGCCGTGCGCGCGTCGTCAGCGTCGTGCAGTCGATGCCGGGTGTGCCGCGTGGCATGTCCGATCGGCTCGTCCGGAGCAACTTCGTCGAGGTCGCCCTCAACAAGGACCACATGGGCCAGTGGGTCTGGATGGCGCCTTCGGGCGGCTGGCCCCTGATCGCGCTCAACGCTATCGCACAGCAGATGAAGGAGTCGAGGTGATGCTGACGATGGAAGACATCAGGCGTGCGGCCGAAGAGGGGGCTCGGCGCGCTCCGTCAATCGCAGCCGAAAGGCAGGAACACGAGCGCCGCGAGCGCGAGGAGCAGGAGCGGAAGAGGCAGGCCGAGGAAGAGGCCCTCTGGAAGCAGGCGGACGACTTCCTGGAGTGCCTGCCCAAGAGGGTCGCCGATGCGACCGCTCAGGGCCAGGGCACGGTCGACCTGCTGTGTGCCGAGGACGAACGTGACATGAGGAAGGGCTGGTGCGGAAAGGTGCTGCAGCGGCTGCAGTCGATGGGTCTCAAGGTCACGTTCAGGGACGATGCCTGCGAGGACGTCAACAGCGAGTCGCCCAGGTGGGTCGGGCTCACTTGGATGGTGGTGACCATCCCAGCGCCGGGAGCCGTCGCGTGATGCAGTCCCAATCCCAACGCGATCCGATCACTGCGCGCATCATGCGCACTGCGCCCGTCCAGAGCGGGATGCGCGCGCTCGATGTCTGTCGCTCGTTCGTGAACCAACCCCCCGTCAGGCGCAGCGTCGCGCTCGCGCAGGACCTGTCGGACGCTGTCCAGCCCCTGGTGGGCGGAAAGCCCACCGCACTCGGCCTCCTGCACGTCGCCGCGCGGGTGTGCAAGGTGCTCGTGACGGCCGCCGAGGTCGATCCCGACACGTACTTTGACGGGGACGAGTGGGCCGTGCCCTACGCCAGCGAGTTCAACAAGACCATCATCGAGGTCCTGCGCAGGAGGTCCTGCCGTATCATGGCGACGACCCGGCCCGGCATCCAGATCATCGTGGCCGACCTGGACGGTTGCGAGGTGGCCTGGCTGCACGACAGGCTCATGTTCGACAGGCCCAGCAAGCACGTGTACGTCAGGAGCGAGCAGATCGAGGAGGCACGGGCCCGGATCCGGGAGGCGCTGTGGACGCACTTCGCAGGCAGGTCGATCGTGCTGCGTCGTCACCGTGAAGCGAGTTACAGCAGCACGGACCACGTCAATCACACATTCGAGCCCGACTCTGACGACGCGCCCCTGCACTCGCACACCTCTCGAGAGCTCAGCGCGTACCTGGGCCGGGCGATCGCAGGTGGCGTCACGCGATCACTGCTGCTGTGGGGGGCACCGGGCACGGGCAAGACCAGCCTCGCACGTGCGGTGGTGGACGAGCTCGGGCTGCGTTGTCTCAGGCTGCGGGTCGAGGACCTGGGCAGGCTGCAGAACACGACGCTGGCCGAGGCCCTGGACGTGTTCGGGCCCGAGGCCGTCGTGGTGGACGACCTGGACCGCCTGCGAGGCGGGCACGAACACATGTTCGAGATGCTGACGATGCTGAAGCGCCGTGTGAAGCTGGTGCTGGGCACCTGCAACGACAAGAAGAAGATCCCGGCGCCGCTGCGACGCCCGGGTCGGTTCGACGAGCGCCGCCGGATCGACGTGATCGACCACGAGATCGTGCAGGCTTTGCTGGGCCCCGAGTTCGCCGACGCCTTCAAGACGGTCAAGGACTGGCCCATCGTCTACGTCGAAGAATACGTGGTAAGGCGGCGGTTCCAGGCGCCTGAAGAGGTGAAGGAGACCGTCCGAGAGCTCAGGGAGTGCATCGACGAGCTCCGCAAGGAGACGGACGTCGACCCGGTGGACGAGGTGTGGCTCGACGACGACTGATGGGCACCAGCGCCCAGGAGGCACAGCATCATGAGAAACGACTGTCAGGCACGGAGGCTTGCGGCGGCCGCGGGGGCGGCCCTGTGCCTGGGCCTGGGCCTCGCCGCGTGCGAGCCTGAGTTTGTGGCGACGAGCGTGACCGGGACCGGAGGCTCCTCCAGCACGTCAGCCGTGGGCGGCGCGGGAACGTCAGGCCGGGCCGGAGGATCGCCCACCGGGGGCGCCGCGACCACGAGCGACGCAACGACGACCACGTCGTCGGTCCCATCCGGCTGTGGCGACGGCGTCCAGGCCGCGGAGGAGCAGTGCGACGATGGCGATGAAGACGACGGCAACGCATGCTCCTCCGCGTGCGAGCCGGCGACGTGCGGCGACGGCGTGGTCTGGATCGAGTCCGGCGTCGACTTCGAACAGTGCGACGACGGCAACGCAGTCGACGGCGACGGATGTTCCTCGGACTGCGCGCAGGAGCAGTGCGACCCGTCGCCCTGTGACGACCCATGGCCAGGTGGTGAGTGCGCGCAGGGGTGCGATCCGCAGCTGTGCGAGGGCAACGGCCTGTGCGTCCAGGCCGGCATCGCGTGCGACGACTCGCGTGCGTCGGAATGCGCGGGGCGCTGCATGCTGTACGCAGCCGACTGTGCGGCGATCAAGGGCTGGCCTAACGCGCCCGAGAGCGCCCATCTGCGCTCGTGCTTGCAGGCATGCGCCCTTCTGCCGTCATGAGACCGCGTGTGGTGAACGCAGCCTGGAGGCCGCCGGGTCCGGGCGACGTATTTGTCACGCCCTCGGGCCGGGTCGGACTGGTGCTGCAGAGCGGCTCGGAGGGCGTGACATATGTCTCGACAGGCAGGGGCATGCAGCTGCGCTCCATGAGCCTTAACGTCTTCTGTCGGTGCCGGCTCCTGCGGCGCTGGCAGGTCCGTCCAAGCCGGTAAGCGCGGCAAAAACTCGGCACCGTGTGAGGCGAGTCCTCCGGCTCCTCCTTTTTCCTGTTCCTGCCCGTGAAAAGTGGTAGTGTTCAACCACGAGGTCGAACATGGACGCAAGCGGGGCACGAGCAGGTAACCAGACCATCGGCAGACGGCACACGACGGAGTTCCAGCGGAGGTCGGCGGACGGGTCCCTCGGGGACCTGACCCTGTGCAGGCTCGGGCGCTACGTGACCGGGCTCCGGGATCCTCAGGCTCGTCGGGCCGCGGTCGAGCTGGTGCGCAGGTATGAGTCGGGCATGATCGTGGTCGGTTGGCGCGCGGGCGCGCCCGTCTACCGGGAGTGGACCGGTGGCTGACAACTCGCGCATGACGCCCAAGGACATCATCATCGACGCGATCGAGGAGGACGTGGGCGGTGGTTTCGCCTTCGAGGACGAAGAGCGTGAGGTGCTGAAAGGCCTCAGGCAGGCCGACCTCTTCATGCTCCAGAAGGCCGTGATCAGGGTGAAGCGCTCTGTCATCGAGGAGCGTGAGAAGGCCTGAAACTGCGTTTGGTTCATGCAGTACAGTGCGGGTCATGAAGCAACGGTTCGAGGAACCAGGCACAGGGACGACGCCTGCCACCACCCGCGTCGTGTTTTCTGAGGAGGCCCGTCGCAGGCTGCTGGTGGGCATGAAGGTGGCCGCGGACGCGGTGGGTTGCACCCTGGGCCCACGGGGCATGACGGTCTTGATCGCGCAGGACGACGGGCCGGCCCTGGCGACCAAAGACGGCGTCACGGTGAGCAGGTCGATCCGGCTGTCGGATCCGATCGAGCGCATGGGCGCCGACCTGATCAAGGAGGCGGCGAGCCGGACCAACGACGTCGCAGGCGACGGCACCACGACCGCCACCGTGCTCACGCATGCCATGACGGCCGAGAGCGGTCGCCTGATGGCGGCTGGGCTGTCGTCGACCGGTCTGCGGCGTGGGATCGAGCTGGGCTCGGCTGCGGTCGACGCGCACCTGCGCGCCTCCGCGCGCGAGATCGAGGGCAAGGACGAGGTCGCCCAGATCGGGACCGTCTCTGCCAACGGCGACGCCCGGATCGGCGCCCTCATCGCAGAGGCGATGGAGCGCGTGGGCCGTGACGGCATCGTCACTGTCGAGGACGCGAAGGGCATGACCACCTCGCTCGAGGTGGTCGAGGGCATGCGGTTCGACTCGGGCTACCTGTCGCCCTACTTCGTGACCCACAGGGAGCGCATGCACGCGGTGCACGACGACGGGTACGTGCTGCTGGCCCAGGGCAAGCTGGACGACATGCACACGATCGTCGGCCTCCTGGAGCAGGTGCACAAGGAGCGAAAGCCCCTGCTCATCGTGGCAGACGAGGTGGAAGGCGCGGCGCTGCAGGCCCTGATCGTCAACAGGATCAATTCAGACCTGCGCGTGGTGGCCGTCAAGGCGCCCGGCTACGGTCCCGTCCGGGAGGCCTTCATGCAGGACATCGCGGTCCTGACGGGCACACGGGTCGCAGGCGCCGGAGGCGCGGGCGGCCCTGCTTCGATGAAGGCGGTGGACCTGGGCCGATGCAAACGCTTCGTGGTCGACGCACGCACGACCACGATCGTGGGGCTGGGCACGACCAAGGACGCGGTCGCCGCCCGCGTGGGCGAGCTCCGGGCGCAGCTGGCCGACCCGACCCTGGGCGACCATGCAGGCGCACGGCTCAAGGAGCGCATCGCGCGGCTCGCGTCGGGCGTCGCCGTCGTCAAGGTGGGCGGCGCGACCGAGCTGGAGATGGTGGAGCGTCGGCACAGGATCGAGGACGCGCTGCACGCGACCCGGGCGGCGGTGGAGGAAGGCATCGTGCCCGGCGGGGGCACCGCGCTGTTCGCGGCGGCACGGAACGCAGGCGCCGAGCTGGCCCTGGCCGAGATCACCAAGGACGAGAGGGCAGGCGCGGAGCTGGTCCTGAAGGCCTGCTCGGCGCCCCTGCGGCGGATCGCGCAGAACGCAGGCGAGGTGCCTGAGGTCGTGCTGGAGCGCACGGCGGCCCTGCCCACGGGCCAGGGTTTCAACGCCGGCACGGGCGCGTACGAGGACCTGATCGCCTCGGGCGTCATCGATCCTGTGAAAGTGTGCAGGACGGCGCTGAAGCACGCAGCGAGCGTGGCATGCATCTTCACGACGCTGGACGCGGTGGTCGTGCCGGTCGAGGAGGGCGCGTGAGCATTCCTGCAGAAGTGCTCGATGAAGTCATCGGCAGATACGTGATCGACCGTCCGTGGAAGGGCAGCAGTCCAAGCTATCCACAGCGGGAGCTCGTGCTCAAGTTCGGCGACGACGGTCTTGATGCCATCGATATCGGCATACCGGGCGTGAGCGTCGAGTACCGACGAAGGCTCGTGATGGCCGTCTTTCGTGCTTTCGCGAACGAGGTCCTGCAGCAGGCTGGCACATCCATCAAGGAGGGCGCATGAGCATGTCGAGGGAAGCGAGGAGGCTGCGTGAGTTCCTGCAGGATCGGTACCCCCACAGAGTGGGAGAGAACGATGCGTGGACGGACGCTGCCGTCGTCGACGCGGCGATCGCGCTGCTGACGCCGGGCGACGGTTCCGACGCGGCCTGGGTCCGGATGCGTGCCGCGTGCGGGCTCGAGGGACGGGACGCGCAGATGGCCCGCCTGCGTGATGCCGTGCTGGAGTGTGAGGGTGACGGAGGGTGCAAGGCCCTCAGGGCCCTGCCGCTGGCCTGACCCTGCCTGTCTTCGCGCGGCGCACGGCGCTCGCCGACAGGCGCACGAGCGCGCCCTGCAGGCCGAACATGACGATGAGCGGCTTCGACGATCCGGGCACCACGGTGACGACCAGGCCCGGCTCGCCCGGCTGGATCTCGATCCAGCCCTCGGGTGAACCAGGCGACAGCGCCTCTGCCCGGTGTGCCCAGGGCATGTCGAAGACCACGAGGTCTCCCGGAACGTGCTGCTGCTCCGCCACCGACGTGCGCCTCCTGGGCTAATTAGCGCAGGCGACAGTGACGAATGCGCCAGGTCAGGCGGACCAGAAACCTCGGGCCGCCTCGGTGGGCAGCGCGACCCAGCCCACCGCGCTCGTCCCCGGCGTCACGAAGCCGTGCAGCTCCATGGACTCGTCCGACAGCGTCGTCCTGATGACGCCCACGATCATGCACGCCTGTCCGGCCTCGATGAACCTGCCTGACCGTGCACCGTCCAGGGCACGCTGCGGCGTGCTCGTGAACAGCCTGCGCTCGCGCGCGTGGAGCAACTGACCTGGCTGTGGACGCCGGGCGTCCCTCCTGCCGCTCTTTCTCACCGTCTTCATGGTCGAAACTTCCTCCTCCTGTCACGTCCCCACGTCCCGCCGTCCCAAGCGGAGGCGGTAAAGCGCCCTGAGCACGGGCAGGCAGGCCAACAGGAAGGTCACCGCACCGATGACGAGCGATCGCATCAGCGCCCCGTGCTTCCGTAGCCGCCCGAGCCCCGTGCTGTCTGATCGAGCGCCGTCTCCTCGCGCCACGCGCACCGGGCGACAGGCGCCAGGAGCGCCTGTGCGATCCTGTCACCGCGTCTGACCGTGAAGGGCTCGGTGCCCAGGTTGACGAGGAGCACGCCCAGCTCCCCCCTGTAGTCGCTGTCGATGGTGCCGGGTGAGTTGAGCACCGTCACCCCATGCCTCAGGGCCAGGCCCGACCTGGACCTCACCTGCACCTCGTGCTCACGCGGGATGGCGAGCACGAGCCCAGTGGGCACCAGCGCCCGCGCGCCTGGGGACAGCACGACGGGCGCGTCCTCGGCGAGGGCTGCCGAGAGATCCATCGCTGCCGCTCCTTCGGTCTGGTACGCGGGCAGCGGTAGCCCCTCAGCGTGCGGAAGGCGCGTCACCCTCACGATCGTCTCGTTCATCAGAAGGTCCTTTCCTCTCCCTGCGCACGGTCCAGCAGGGCCTTCACGGACTCCGGGTCGTCCAGCGTGCTGGACGACCGACCGACGCCTGCCAACCGTGCCTGCACCCTGAGGCTGACGCTGGTCGTGGCCTTGCCTAGCCCGCCCGCTGAGACCGCCCTGAACTCGAGCCGGGCCCGGCCCGCGAGCCTTGGCACTCCGAGCCCTGCCGGGTCGGCCCCTCCCAGCCTGAACAGGCCTGCGCCGCCGATCTGGATGTAGTGCGTGCCCTTCGCAGCGTAGTGGGCCTCGACCGCGGTCGGGTCCGCGTCCATGTAGCGGTTGACGGCCGCGACCAGCCCCCTGCGCACCGCGGCCTGCCAGTCGCGGGGCCTGATCCCGTTCAGCGGGAACTCCGTGAGCTCGCGGCCCCTGGTCCGCGGTGCCAGAAACGCGACGAGCCCGTCCAACGCGTCCTTGAGGGCGGCGGAGTCCTCTGACGCCTCCAGCATCTCCACCGCGGCCGCGCTCATGTCGCTGCATGAGCTGCCGCACGAGAACCGACGTCTCGCGACCGAGTACCTGACGGAGCCCCCACCCATCTGGGCGTGCGAGTCCGCCTTCACCTCGACCGGAAAGATCCGGCCGTTCACCCGGATGTCGGCGTCGGGCAGGGTGGAGTCGGCGCAGGCCCCGCGCCTGATCCTGCCCGCAGCGCCTGCCTTGCGGATCGCACGGATCACCTGCGTCTCGTACGCGCAGCCGCCTGCGAGTTCCACGATGACGATGGCTCGCACGGCCTCCCGGAGCGCTTCCCTGTCACCACCCATCCGCGCCCTACGTATTCGCGTCAGCAGGTTCGATGTCAGCGACCGAGACGCCGCGTGACCCATGCCCGGCCGTCAGCTCCACGCGTGCGTTCTTGACTGCCGTGACGAGGTACACGGTGCGCCTGGGCTTCTCGCCCTCGCATGTGCCGATCACGATCGCGCCTGGTCTGGGGCCCATGCCGGGCCGGGCCCACCTGTATGTCTCTTGCAACTGCCAGTCCAGGTAGAACAGCTGGGAGCTAGGGGTCGGCATGGGCTGGATCGAGACGATGTCGCGCAGGCTAGGCAACGGCGACAGCTTTCTCACGAGCGGAGACGTGAAGCTCGATGCCCCGGTCGAGCCGCTGGGTGCGAAGCAACCTGCGATCAAGGCCGCCTTTTCGGCCGGAGTCAGCCCAAGATCCCTGCCTGCCACCATGCATGGAATCATAGCATGCGGCCACGTCAATGGCACGGCGACGGCAAAACGAGGCGAGGCGATCAGGCGACCCTGAATTGGCCCGAGGCGTCCACCATCCAGACCACGTCGACCGTCACGGCGGTCACGAGGCCGCGCCGTCCGCCGAAGCTCCTGACACAGCCGGGCGTGGGCAGGGTGGCCCTCAGGGCCGCGACACGCCTTCGGTGATCCTGGAGCAGCATGGCCATGAACTGCTCTTCGAGCTCCCGCAGCGTCCGCTGCATCATCATGTCTCGGATCTCGTTTGACAGCATCAGGCGTCCTCCAGCAGCATCCTGACCGCGCGCTCGACGTGCTCGGAGGTCAGACCCACCTGCGAGTCGGTGCGGACGAGCCTGCGGGTCACGCCCCGCATGTCATCCATGTCGTCCAGGACGACGTACGAGGCGACCAGGCCCGGATGCTCCCCGAGCCATGTCACGATCTCGTCCCCGCGCTCGCGCGTGGAGCCCCAGGGCACGTTGACGTCCTCCAGGGCCGTGGGCGTCGCACCCACGATAACAGCTGGACAGCCGGCCGCTGTCAGCATTGCTTGCATCTCCGCGGGGGTGTGGTCATGACGCCAGGACGACGTCAGCACGACCACCGCGCCCGTCCTGGCCAGCAGGTCAGACAACAGTGCCAACAGCCCAGGCTCGAGCTCAGGCGCACCCATGACCTCGCGGTTGAGCACCCCGTCCACGTCCAGGAAGACGACGCGCCAGGGTGCTGTGGGCAGGTCATGCGCCGTGATCATCATGGCGTCCTCGTGCGTATAGGCCGCCTGACGAGCGCCAGCTCGTAGCAGCACACCCACGCCGCACGCCCAGCGAGCAGCAGGTAGGCATGGGGCACGCGCTCGCCCGCAGGGTCCTTGAGGTCCCTCTGCGCCAGCACCAACGCGTGCACCCTGCGCCCGTCCTTCGGCAGCAGGTCGTCGGCGCGGCGGCGCAGTGATGCGTCCTCGAAGCACAGCGCACGCCAGCTGGGCATCACGACGTCGCCCGGTCGGGTCGAGCGGCCGTTCATATGTCGGCGGCCGCGTCGTCCCTGCACTGTCCGCACAGCGCGCGGTCAGCGTCGTCGCCGTGGACGTCCTGCGCGTACGGGCAGGGACCTAGAGTAACTCCCTCGGTCGTGCCGCAGCGCTCGCACCGGGCCCCTGCAGCCGTGCGCTCGGGATTGCCTGCGTGCGCCAGGACCTGCTCCCAGACGGCCTCGAATCCGACGCCTGACGCTGACAGCATGTCAGGCGTGAACCCCGCGCACATGGGCCGGAGGACCTCGAGCAGGGCAGGAATCCTGTGCAGGTGCATCATGGTCCCGGCACCGCATGGGCGGTCGACAGAGGTCCAGAAGGCGTCGTGGTGGACCACCGTGATCTCGGACTCGAAGCCGTCGTCGGAGGACTCGCGCGCGGCGGCAGCAACCCCCAGCGCCCGCAGAGCCTCTGCCAGGATCTTGGCCGGAGACGTCGCCGGCACGCTCGGATGGTCCTGGCCGGGACCGAGCGGGGCCCGAGGCCTGAAGATCGCGAGCCAGCGCTTCATTGCCTGCTCGATCAGGCGGGCGTCCGACCCCGCCTTGGTGCCCCGGGCGCGGGCCAGGCCGCACACCCTGCGCACTGCGGCCTCCATCGCATCCCTGCCCACGCTCGCGTGCACGCCGCCCGGTCCGTCCGCCTTCGTCGCTCGTCCCATGCGGGCAGCGTACCCCATGCATGGGCATGCCTTACACGGGTCGACGCCACGTCGTGAACACCGAGGCCCACTGCGCCCAGCCCCTGATCTTGTCGCCCAGGACGACCTGGGCCGCGACCTGGTCCGTCCCCCGCGGCGTGGCGACGGCAGTGACGAGGACCAGGACGCGGCCCTCGACCTCGTGCCACGTGGCGCCCGAGCCGTCGCGAAAGTACCAGGGCAGCGCGGGCCAGAGACCGAGACGCCACCGGGTGCCTGCTGGGACGTGGAGACCCGCACGGTGATCGTGCGGGTCGTTTATGGCGGCGATCGTGAGCCCCCAGCCGCCATAGAGCGGTGCTGTGTGCCCGTTGAACGGCGGCCGGAGCGGAGGCGCCATCGGGCACCCATCACACACCCACATGTCGGTGACGCTCTCGGGGTCGTCACCGTACATGCATTCGACGGTGAGGGGCTCGATGAGCCATGCCTCGCCGGGACGAGGCACGGCAGGGCACGCTGCGAGCTCGTCCCGGCGGCGGCGCCTCACTGTCCTGCCCAGGTCGTGCGGTCCTTCAGGATCGTGAACGTGAACTCCTTCTTCTTCCTGGCCATGAGCGAGGCGTGCCGGGCGACCGTGAAGGTGGCGTCGGCGACGAAGGAGTCGTCCGAGAACTGGTCCGACCGCGGAAACCTGATGAGGTCGCCATCAGTTCCCAAGATCGGCAGCGTTTTTGAGAAGAACCGGGCCATGTCCGTCACGTGCTCGGGCCGCGTGCCCGCCAGCACGGTCAGCCTGTCAGGCGCTGTCGTCAACACCAGGGCCCGCCGGGTCCCGTCCAGCCGCACCACGGTGCCGGGCGCGGGCTGCGACCGCAGCAGCGCACTGCGCGCCGCGAACCTCTCCCTGATCTGCGTCGTCCATCTCGTGATCGCGTCGCCCGTGCCCTGGGTGCCTGAGATCTTGGCCAACATAAAACACTCATAACTTACGCAATGGAGACACTACACAGGTTTTTTCGAAAAAAACTAGCCTCGGTCGTGTGTCAAGCAGGACCCGGCTGGGGTAGTACTGGACCATGATGACGACGACGGACACGGACGGGGCGCCCGCCGCGCAGGACGGTGCCGACAGCGACCCGGTCCTGGCCGCGCCCGGGTACGCGGCCATGCGGGCCCGCGCCGCAGAGGTCGAGGCCGAGCCTGACCCGGTGCCCGAGCTGGGCCGACAGGGCCGAGACGTGCAGGAGGACGAGCGCGACGACGGCGCCCCCGCACGCGGGGGCGAGGGCGGGGGCGCCAACGCGTATGCCCTCAAGCTCCTGCACCGGAAACCCGCGGTGGCGCCCGACCTGTCCCGGTACCCGGGCGCGGTCGACGTGGCTCCCGACGGGACCCGGACGCTAGCCGCGCCCGTGGGACAGGTTGTGGTCTACAACGTGCATGCCTCGGCCGAGGTCCTGCCTGGACGCCCGTACCTGAAGACCGTGAAGGGACGGATCACGGGCGTGGACGAGGACGGCGTGGTGTCAGTGCGCGATGTGGACCGGAAGCAGCACTGCTGCTTCTCCCTGGCCACGCACGATCCCGCGCATGTCAGGTGGCCTGGTCGCCGGATCTGGGAGGCGCAGCAGGAGCTGATGGCCCGGGCCATGCCCCTGCTCGAGACGGGCGATCCGGAGGACTCGACTGAGGCCATGCGCCTGCTGCAGCAGGCCAAGGGCATGGAGGACCGCGTGCAGGCCGCGGGCACCGGCGTGGTCGCGAAGCGCAAGGTGGGCCGGCCGCGGCGCCAGCGCACGGCCGAGGAGCTGGAGCGCCAGCGCCTGCACGAGGAGCGCAGGGCGCGGGGCGAGGTGAAGCGTGGGCGGCCCAAGGGCTCCAAGAACAGGGACCAGGCCGTGATCGACGCGGAAAAGGCGCAGCGCCGCTCGGAGCGTCAGGCGCGGAAGGGAGCCCGATGACCCGGGCGGGAAAGAAGACGGGCGACGGGACGTACCTCACGGCGATGTCCCCGGGCCGCCTGTACGCCCGCGCCCAGGGCATAGGCACGCGGGTCATGCTGCTGCTGTGGTCCGTCTCCGGAGACACGGGCCTACGCAGCACAGGTGAGCTGCGCCCAGGCTCGAGCAGGGTCTTCAGGACGGGCCGCCTCCCGGAGAACTGGCGCGAGCTCGGACGGTGCGACCGTGCCTAGGCCGGCGCACCCGGGCGCGGTCGTCCCGGGCACGGTGCTGCGCACCCTTCCTTTCGGGGCCCTGTCGTTTGGACTATTGCTCGCGCGCGATCCTCCGAGCAACGGCGGCGAGGTCAGGTGGGGACCCAGGCTCGGATCCAGCGTCCGAGTCCTGGTGCTGGCCGTGGTCGAGCCCGGCGGCGTCAAGCCCGATGCCCTGGTGCTGACGCAGGGCGGGGGGTGCGGGTGGACCTGGTCCGACGACGCGGCCTGGCAGGCGGTCCAGGGAGGGAGCGGGACGTGAGGCCGATCGTGCCGGGTGCCGTGATCAGCTCGCCGTCCGGCGTGCAGTTCAACCTGATGCTGCGCCGTGAGGCCTACAGGGGCACGCACCAGCTCACGCCCGTGATGGGTCCGCGGTCCGAGCTCTTCATGGTGCTATGCGTGCACCGCGAGGACGGGCCCGTGCCCAACATGCTGCTGTTGGGCACGCGTGGCCAGCTAGGCTGGTACTGGTCCGGGTCCTGGACCCAAGGAGACGCACGATGCGACTGACGCCCATGCCGGGCCGCGTGTTCCAGCACCCGACGCCCGTCAGGACATGGCGCGTGCCCTGGGACGACATGCGCGCGCAGAGGGGCCGCCCAGACGGGCAGGGTCTGCCCACGCTGGTCCTGGCATGCAGGCTCGACACGGGCCCCCGCGCGGAGCGGGCGATGGTCGTGCTGCTGCCCGGGGTGGCGTCACCGCTGTGGGCCTGGGAGGACGAGCACGATGACGACGACAGCGGCGGCTGACGGATCGTCCACCCTGCGGCCGGGCGTCACGGCCAGGACCGCGCGCCTTGGGGGCTGGCGCCTGGCGCTGGACCGTGACAGGGTCAGGCGGGGGCCCAGGGTGGCCCCGAACGAGCCCATGCTGGTGCTCGCGGTCGTGCCTGCCACGGGTGGGTGGAGCTGGACCGACGCGTTGGTCCTGACCGCGTCTGGCGCCCTGGGCTGGACGGTGGTGGAGCTGAGGCGCGTGGTGACAGGAGCGCGGAGATGACGAAGGCGACGATGACCCAGCCCGACATCGCACCGGGCAGGACCGTGCTGCTGACGGAGGCCTTCAAGGCGGAGCTGTGGCCCGTCCGCGCGGGTTGGACCGGGCCTGGGTCGGCGCCGTGGCGCCCGCGGTACATGGACGGGCCTGTCCGGTTCATCGTGCTGGCACGCCTGGCTGATCCGCATGGGTACGACGACCTGCTGGTGCTCGATACCGACGGCCGGGCCGGGTGGACCTACGTGGACCCGGCCCGGGATCCGGCCGCCACGACCCTGCCCATGTACCTGGTCGACCCGGCCCGATGTCGTGCGCGGGCCGAGGACGGTACGATCCGGGCATGACGACGACAGCGGCTGTTTCGACGCCCCCCGCGCGCAGGATCCCGTGCACGGTGCTGGGCACCGGGTTCGACGAGGCGGAGTGCAGGTGGTTCATGGTCTTCGAGGCCGACGGCACGGGGGAGCGCCTGTGCCTCCGCGAGCCCCGGGGCACGGCCCTGCTGGACCGGGCCCGGTGGGTCCTCGGGCTCGGGCCCGGCGACGGGCCCGGACGGGGACGTCGCGGCACGGCCCTGCGGACCCTGGGCGCGGAGGGCGAGGACCTGGAGGGGATCGAGTCGGAGGACGGGGCACGCCGCGCGACCCTGACCGGGCTGTGCCGGGCGCAGGACGTGAACCACCCGAGCGCGCCGGACCGTGCGGTCCGCAGGCTGCGCCGCGCCGCCGAGACGGCCGAGGCCGAGGCCCGCGCGCTCCGGGCGCGGCTCGCGGCGGCCGAGGCGCCCGGGGGCACGACCGACCGGGGCGACGGCACGCCTTGGACGTGAGCCGCGCCCGCAGAGACCGCGGCGGGATGTAGTCCTGGGCGCGGGTGCCGTATGATGTCGGTCTATCGTCGCCGCCGTCTCTCCACGAGAGGGCGCGGCGCCGGAGGAAAGGAAGAGGCAAGCACGATGAGGAGGACCACGGGGCCGAGAAAGACGCGGGCAGGACGAGGCCTGGTGCCCGCGCTGGTGGCGGCCGCGATCATGTCGTGGACGGGGCCGCCCGTCCACGCGTTTGAGATCGCGGGCACGGCGTCCTTCGGCGCGTTCCAGGTGGGCACCTCGACCCTGTTCGCGGTGGCTCCCGGCCTGGCCGTGAGGCTGGGCGCCCGGGACGGGCTCAACCTGGTGCTGCAGGACGACCTGGTGCTGTTCCCGGGCCCGGGCAGGTTCGGGCTCGACAACAGGTTCTCGGTGGGCGTGGGCTACTCCTGGCCCACGGTCAGCATCGACGCGGCCGCGAGCGTGTCGGGATACTGGCTGCCCGCGTGCGGCACCACCCTGTGCGGTCAGGTGATGGGGGTGGCCCCGGGCGGCCGGGCGCGGGTCAGCTACTATCCGCTCGACAACTTCGGGGTCTCCGTGACCGGGTACCTGGGCTGGTACGGGGGCGACAGCCTGGTGCTGCCGGGCAGCGTCGCGGCCACCGTGGTGGTGGGCCCCAGCCTCAGGTGGGCACGCTGAGCCCTCCCGGGGCCGGGAGGTGAGGTGGGGAGAGGAGGAGAAAGAAGAAGAGGGCAGCTGGCAGCAAGATCGACGCGGTCCGCCGCCGCCCGACGACCGGGCGGCGGCGGACGAGACGAAGAAGGAGAGGAGAAGAGCATGCACAGCGACGTGACAGCATCGGGCCGGGCGGACCGGCACGTCTCGAGGACGATCACGAGGGGCCTCCTGGCCCTGACGATCATGGCAATGACGGCGACGGCCGGGCTCGTGGGCTGCAACCGGACCGACGGGGCGTGCTGGGCCCCGGGCCAGGGCGGCTCCGTGGGCACGACGGGCGCGGGCGGGGTCATCGTGGGCCAAGGCGGGCTGGGCGACGCCCCGGAGGGGCCCGGGCCCCAGGGCGTCGAGGAGGACGGGGCCGACCCGTGCAACGCCACGGAAGGCAAGCTGCTGTTCTGCAACGGCAACACCGTCTGCTTTCCCAAGGACGGCGCCCCGGGCGCGAAGGGGTGCCACTACGTCAACGTCAGGCGGACCGAGGCCAGCCAGGCCCAGGCCACCGAGAAGCTGGTGGCGGAGTGCGCGGCCCTGTATCCCGACTACTCGTGCCACCCGCACGAGATCACGTGCGGGACGCAGCCGGTCCAGCACCCGCCGACCCTGGCCGCCACCTACTACTGCAACGGCGGCGTCACCTGCGTGAACGAGAAGTCGGAGGTGGACGGCTGCAGCTACTCGGGCGAGGAGGTGTGGGCGGACGACGAGGAGGACGCCCGATGGTTCCTGGCCGAGAACTGCGAGGTGGAAATGCACGACAGGTACGGCAACAACTGCGACCACGGCGGCATGTGCTGCACCCCGGGCAGCCTGACCTGCCACCGGAAGTAGTAGCAGCGGCGCTCCGGGCACGAGCGAGGGGACACGGGTCCATCCCGGGCGGGTCGTGGGGGAGGTCGGGCAGGGCCCAAAAACGGGCGCCAAGGGACGGGAGGGGAAAAAGGTGCCTCAGCACGCATGATCGCGACTCTTGCCCGAAACTTTCGGCGCCGTGACACTCGCCTTGCCCCCCTGCACCCGCGCGTGCTGACTTCCGCACGCGGTCTCCCGTGACGCGCTGCGATTGCGTTCCTCGCCCGCCAGGGCAATTCCAGACATTCGATGCCGTATGAGGTCCCAGTGGGCCGGGAGCGGCGCCCCGCTCTGGGGCCATCCCGGTCCCATGCGCACGGTGCCGTGTTGTTCGGTGCCGTGAAAGTGGTAGGGTCCGAGCATGGACGTCACCACCTACCTCACCGCACGCGGCTGGAAACGCTGCGGCGCTTTTCCGGGCTCGGGCGCGGACCGATGGTACGACACGTTCGGTCGTGGGTCCATCGACGTCTTCAGGCTGCAGGGCGTGGTCGAGCCCGTGCACGCCGACCGGGCGCACGAGATCCAGCTCAACCGCGACGCCGAGCTGCGCGACCACGTCGACGCGATGCGCCCCAGGCCGGGTGGCCCGTGACCCGGCCGCCCTGCAACCCCGGGGAGGTCCTGCCCCCCCGGTCCAGGTTCCTGTCGGTCGGCCTGCGCCGCGACAACAGGTACCGCCTCGAGGAGAGCGCGCTGCTGGTGCTGGCGCTCGTGCACGATGACGGGGCCTGGTGGGCCTTCGTCGCCTCCGACAGGACATGGGGATGGACCCCCATGGGGCGCTCATGAGCGCGCCCCCGTGTGAGCCGGGCCGGGTGCTGCCCGACCGGACCAGGTTCGTGTACGACGCAGGCAGCACGTCGCCGCGCCTCGTCGGTCTCTGCCGCGTCGTGAGCGGTCCGGCCCTGGTGCTGGCGGTCGTCTGGGACCGCGGCGTGTGGTGCGGCCTGGTGGCCTCGGGCGGGACCTGCGGCTGGATCGGCATGGGTGAGCTGTGATCGCCCCGGGCACCGCGTGCCGGGGGGGAGGGGCGCCCGCCTACTCCTCGGTCGCCGCGGCCTACAGCCCTCATCCGATCGACGGCGTCCTGGGCTGGCTCGGCCTGGAGCACGACCGGGAGCCCGGCCTGGTCCTGTCTTCCTGCCTGGTCGAAGTCGATCCTGGCCAGGACCCGACCATGCCCTCCCGCGCGCAGGCATGGAACGTCACGGCATGGTGCCTGGTGCTGCTGCCCTCGGGCGCGGCGGGCTGGGTCCTGGCCAGCAACCTCAGGGAGGCGCGGCCATGATCGTCCCGGGCAGGCTGCACGCGGTGCTCGGCTCGTTCTCCTTGTGCCTGTACGACCGTCGCTGGACGCACGGCGACGACCGTAGGGTGCTGGGCACGGTGCGCCCGGGCCAGCGCGTGCTGGTCCTGGCCGCGGCCGAGGCCGATCCGGCCCAGGCGCTGCGCCGCGTCTGGGCGTTGGTGCTGCCCCGCGCGGGCACGCCTGGATGGGCCATGCTGCCGTGATCGGTCCTGGATCCGTCGTGGTCCTGCGCGGGGCGCCGCTGCACGCGCTGCCCAGGCCTGCCATGGCCGACGACGACGCGTCCTTCGTCCTGGGCTGGGTCCTGCCCAGGACCCCGTGCCTGGTGCTCGCGGTCGTCGATGCCGTCGGGCAGGAGCGCGCCTGGGCGCTCCTGCTGCCCAGGGTCGGAAGGCCCGGATGGGCCATGGTGGCCCGGACCTGAGGGTGTATCGGCCGCCCCGGCCGATGTACTCTGGGCCCATGGGTCCCATCCTCCCCCGGGGCCCGGAAGGACGCACGACCGCATGGGACGAACCGACGGCGGCAGGTCGGCCGAGGCCGCATACCTGCAGCAGATCGGCAGGACCCCCATCCTGCCCCACGAGCGGCTCATGGACCGCTTCCGCGCGCTCCAGGCCGAGTACGGGCGGTACCCGCTCCCGGCCTACGAGCCCCCGGCCGCCGACCTCGAGTCCGCGCGCGACCGGGCCGCCGACCGCGCCCAGCGCGAGGCCGCCCGGCGCCGGCTCAAGGAGTACGACGAGGCCTGGGAGGCGGGCGCCGACCCGGTCTGGAGACGGCGCCGGGCCGACCCGCGGATCAGGCGCGTCACGAGCGAGATCGCGCAGTCCAACCTGCGCCTCGTGGTCTCCATCGCGAAGAAGCGGGTCCGGCCCGGGGTCAAGCTCCTGGACCTGGTGCAGGAGGGCAACATCGGCCTGCTGACCGCGGTGGAGCGCTTCGAGTGGCAGCGCGGCTTCCGCTTCAGCACCTACGCGACCTGGTGGATCCGGCAGGCCATCAACCGGCACGTCACTGACCACCGCCGCGACGTCCGGATGCCCGCGCACGCGGCTGCCGCGCAGCGCCTCCTGATCGAGGCGGCCGACAGGCGCCGGGAGCGGGGCGAGCACGTGCCCGACCGTGAGGAGCTGGCCCGCGAGGCGGGCGTCTCCGAGACCGTGGCACGCGCCACCCTGCACGCCGGACGGGGCGTGGTCTCCCTGGACGACCGGGCGCCCGGCCAGGACGGGGACCGGGGCCGGACCGTGGCCGACAGCGTGGCCGACCCGTCGGCCGACCCGTTCGAGGCCGCGGCCGAGCTGGAGCTCCTGGGCGTGGCCCAGGACGTGCTGGAGGAGCTGAGCCCGCGCGAGCACGCGGTGCTGCGGCTGCGCTTCGGCCTGGTCGCGGACGAGCACGACGAGGCCGCGTACCCGATCACGGGCCCGGAGCTGCAGGGCCTGATCGAGGGCCGGGGCCTGGAGGACGACGCGCCCCGGGCCGGGGTCGGGATGGGACCGGGCGGCCCGTCCGAGGCGGACCTGGCCGAGATCGAGGGAGACCTCGCGGAGGAGGAGGAGGCACGATGATCGCGTGGTTTTTCTCGAGGCTCGTCGCGTTCCTGCGCGATCCCGTGGGCGGGCCGGCCGTCCTGGGCACCCTGGTCGTCGCAGGCACGGCCTGGTCCATGGGCTGGGTGGTCGCGACCGGCGCCGCGGGCCTGGTCCTGTTCGCCCTGGTCCTGCTAACCCCGGGCGGGCCCCAGCACCCGGTGCCCGCGTGAGCGGGCTCGTGCTCGCCTGCGCGGTCGCCTCGGCGCTGGCCGCGGTCTTCTCCGCCGTGTCGGCGGCGCTGGCCCTGGGGACCGCCCGCCGGATCCGGCGTCTCCTCACAGAACGGCCCGGGCGGGCCCGGTCCCAGGCCCCGGGCGACGGGGGCGCGGGCGACCGCCTGATGGGCGACCTCAGGCGGTTCCAGACCGAGCGCTTCTCGGTGCCCATGCGCGTGAGGGGAGGTCGGCCGGATGCTGCTGCGGCCGGGTGACCTGGTCGTGACCATGGTGTCGTGCCCGTTCTACGGCTCGCTCCACAACGACGACCTGGTGGGCCGGGCCGACCGCCGGTGGCCCTGCCTGGTGCTGCGGACGCCCGTCAGCAGCGGTTGGTTCCTGGGCCTGGTGGGCGCCCGGATGCTGTGGTTGAACCAAGGATGGACGACCGAGCCGGCCCAGGACCGCGCGCGGCGGCATGGAACGAGGTGAGAGATGGCTCTGAGCAAGGGACAGAAGATCGAGCGGGGCTACGCGACCGTGGCACAGGACGACGGCGACAACTACCGCGACATCGCGGCCGTCATGACGGCGATGGGCCATCCCATGAACCACAGCTCCGCGCGCAACCACGTCCTCAGGATCATGGCGCGGTTCGCGACCGCGTTCATGCGGGCCCTGGGCCTGGAGGGCGGCCAGGACCGGGCCGAGGAGATGGCGCGCTCGCCCGCCTTCCAGGCAGGCGTGCTGGACCTGCTGCAGCGGATCGAGCTCCGGCGCCGGGCGAGCGTGCCGTGAGCGTCCCTGTGCCCGGCGCGGTGCACAGGCTGGTCGGGCCCAGCCACGTGCCCGACCAGGTCGCGCTGTGGCCGTCCATCGGTGGTCCGGCCCCATACCTACCCGCATGAGAAAGAGGGAGCTGCCGCCGCTGTCGCTGGTCCTGGCCCGTAGGGGCATGA